TCACCTGACTTTCAGCAGGTCACAGAACCTCGTAGTATAGCGAGGCGAAAGCACTTCCCGCTTCATCTGCCAGGCAGTCTGGATCCCCTGCCCTGCAAAATACAGCGTACCCCTGCCATCCTTTGCGTTGAGATGGTCGAGAACTTCCATGAGCTTTTCACTGTTCTTCCGTGGTGCGTTATCATCGAAGAGGTTAAGCTGCGCTACGCCCTGGCTGTAGAAATCCCCAAGCATCACGCCTGCTTTCTGATAGCGATGCCCGTCTCGCCATATTGCATCGAGACATTTCGTCGCCGCTGTGATGATGTCCCGACTGTCCTGGGTCGGGATCAATAGTTTCACTGATGCACTATTGCCGTAGTACGGCTCATTCAGAGCAAATGGGCTAGTTTTGACGAATGCAGAGATAAAGCGGCAGTACTGATGCTCGCCACGGAGTTTCTCCGCGGCACGGGATGCGTATAAGCATATCGCCTGGCGCATCTCTTCGTAGGAGGAAATCCGCTGCCCAAAGCTGCGACTACAGACAATCTCCTGCTTTACCGGCGCGAACTCCTCAAGACCGAGACATGGCTCTCCGCGCAGCTCCCGCACGGTTCGCTCCAGAACCACATTAAAATGCTTCCGGATAAAACGGATATCGGTATCAGCCAGTTGAAGCACTGTTTTAATGCCCATTGCCTCCAGTTTTTTACTGATGCGGCGCCCGACTCCCCAGACCTCATCCACCGGAAGCAAAGCCATCAACTTCCTCTGCCTTTCAAGATTAGACAGATCCACCACTCCTCCGGTCTGTCGCTGCCACTGTTTCGCAGCGTGATTGGCCAGCTTTGCCAGGGTTTTAGTCTGGGCTATGCCGACGCCGACCGTGAGGTGCGTCCTGCGCAGAACCGTCTCGCGAATTTCCCTGCCAAAGTCGGTAAGATCGCGACAGTTTCGCACACCAGTAAGATCGCAAAATGCCTCATCAATACTGTAAATTTCGCAGCGTGGAGAGAGTTCCTCCAGTGTTGTCATCACTCGGTTGGACATATCGGCATAAAGCTCATAGTTGCTGCTAAACGCGATAATACCGTGCCGGCGAAACATGTCCTTTTGCTTGAAATAAGGCTCCCCCATTTTGACGAAGGGCTTCGCTTCTTGCGAACGGGCGATCACACAGCCGTCGTTGTTTGACAGAACGACCACCGGCCGCCCCTTCAGGTCAGGACGGAAAACAATTTCGCAGGATGCGTAAAATGAGTTCACATCGCAAAGTGCAAACATCTCAGCCAGCCGATTTGATAATGTAAGTTACGACCCCAAACACGTCGAGAGTGTCCTCACTACCGACAACTATTGGCGAATATGCAGGGTTCATTGGGTTAAGCTGAACCCTTGGATGCAGTTGCAGCTTCTTAACGGTGAATTCCCCATCCACAGCAGCAATAACGATATCACCATGAACTGCGGTCCTTGAGCTATCCACTACCAGAAGATCACCCTCCCCTATGCCGGCGTCTTTCATGCTGTCGCCCGCGGCTTTGACAAAATACGTCGCACTGGGGTGGTTAACGAGCAACTCGTTCAGATCGATACGTTGCTCAACGTAATCCTGTGCAGGACTTGGAAAACCACATTGCACAAGATCGCTGTACAACGAGAGCCGCATGATCTGACGTAACTCAACGGGCGTGTAGAACTGCATAATAGACTCGCTCACATAAACACTGTTTTTATATACAGTAGTTTTAACGGGGCAACATATCAATATAGGTTCTGGCTATCAATTTATGTCATTGTCGTAACACATTGATGTAACGAGTAAGGTAAGTCTTAAAGTGTTTTCAGGCCTTAGCTGTTTGATGGTTTTGCGAACGATGCGAGGTTAAAATTTTTAGGCTATGACAAAGGCTTCATAGCAAATTGCTCACCTGCGGGCTCTTGCATACGGCCCACAGGTGAGCAAACTTAACTGGCTGGTCAATATTTATAAATAGCCTTCACGGCTACCCCGATCATATCGGGTGACTGTTGCCGCGTAGCGTCGCTCTCCTCCCGGGAAGTACCTCATCATAGAATGCATCCAGAGAATCGTCATTCCTGCGCCAAAAAACCTGAGTTTTGCTATTCTTGAGCTATGATTCTTATCCACCATCTCTTTGTATCCATTAACAGGAAGCCAGCATGATAAATAACCACGCTCTCTATCAACCTATCCCACTGAATGACTCACTGTTATTGCAATTCACTGAACAAATTAATCCGCTTTCCCGCCCCATCCTTGTCCCTGTTATCGATACGCCGGGACCCGCAGGTAATTCATACTGGAATGTAGATGCCGCGATAAAAAAAGTTGGTGGGAAAATGCAGCTTGGTTGGGATGTAAACCTGTGGCGTGGATGTTTTATGGTCGCCACTCATCATGCTATACTGTTGTCCGATAGCGGTGATTTTTTCGATGTAACCCAGCGCCCCACAGTAGTGGCAGCACCGTTTGTTACTACATTTATTCCTGATGATTCTATTCAGATCAGTCTTGATAAGAATCCGGCGATTGCATCTAAGTTTTTTATACTTAACGACAGTCCAGAAATTAGCAGTTACATAAAATCATATGAAAACCTTAATGCTTTTGAAAAGAAAATGAGTGAACTCATGCACGCACACGGTTATCGCTGCGAGGCCAATAAATCCATGGCAAAAGGTATTCCCGAACAAACGGCGAACATAGTTAGTATTAATGAGGTTAATTTTGTGGAGATAAAGGACAAAATTAAAGAACTGACCTGGATTATGAAAGAGAAGATAATAAACCTAAAGAAATACTCTGACTCTCTAAATAGAGTGACTCACTGACTATACATGCACATCCCTGTGCCTTCACTACTTACTGCAGGCCCTGATTGAACTATGAGCGCTGAGAAATAAGTTTCGCCTGTTCTTCAGTCACATAACCAAAGCACCTGATCCGCCCGACCATTCCGGCAGTATCCTAGCCGGTAGCGTTGTAGTTCGAGGTGTAGCGGGTGCCGATACGGATACGTACATTACACCCGTCACCAGACGCAGTAACGGCGCTGGTGCTCGCCAGAATGCCTTTGCTGTAGTTTTCCCCGCGACCTACTATCGGGTTGCGTCGTCTTCAGCATTCTGCGGCTTCATTTCACAATTTATTCGGTCATTACCCGGCGGCGACTGCCGACTCTCTCCTGTACCCTTACGGCAACTAATCCAGTACGGTCTCGTTCGGCGCCCAGAGTTGACATGAGCCTGATGAGATAGTTCCTTTACACCCTCGTTGTAACCTCCATTTCATAACAAAATAATACTCTGCTTTAAATTAATTACATATGATATAATTATACATCTATGCAGGCGTACAGAGAATTCCTTCAAAAATCATATAACGTCATCTTTTTTGTTAACAACATGAAAAACAAGAGTTACCCTAATTTTATTAATAGGCAGTAACCATACGGATATTGGTGATATAAAAATGAATATTGATTATAACTCCATGGGAATTACAAACGAGATGATTTCAAATATTAATGCGCATGCAAGCCTTGCTCTTGGGGAATGCGTATTAATATTGATAATACAGGAGATGGAAATAAATAAAGACAACTTACTTAAAACACTTATATGTGAGATTGAAAAAAAGCATGATGACACCCACCGTGGATATAGACTGGCTATCGAGATGCTGGCTATTCACTGCCGAAAAATGAATAAAATCAAAGCCACCTCTCGTAAATGATTTTCATGAACAAGAGTTCATCAGTGCGGTATAGAAATTATAAAACTATCGAGAAGTCCTGCTCCTCTAAATTTAGTGAATCACTAACTTTACATACACGTCCCTGTGCCTTCATTACTTACTACAGGCCCTGATTGAACTATGAGCGCTGGGAAATAAGTTTCGCCTGCTCTTCAGTCGCATAACCAAAGCAACGAATGCGCCCCACCATCCCGTCAGTATCAGCAGCCGTAGCGGTATAGCCTGCGGTATAGCGTGTGCCGATATAAATGTGTACGTCGACACCCGTCATATCCGGAATTTTCCCCGACGCAGTAACGGCGCTGGTACTCGCCAGAACTCCTTTGCTGTAGTTTTTCCCGCGACCTGCTGCCGGTTCGACAAAGCAGGCGGATGACAGAAATGAAACATATCCTGCCGCAGCCGGAGCTGTAACGGTATCGCCACCTGTATCCGGGTATTTACCAGAAAGATAATAAGTACCTGATTCAGCACGGCCAGCCGAGTTGCGTATTGTCCACAGATATGTGATCGGGTTTGTGTTGCTACCGGTTGGGTTAAGAGCCATGACAACGCCGCGGTTATCCGCAGACTCTTTGTCTGCCAGAAGCGCAGAGATAATATACGGCTTGCCGACAATTTTCTGCTGGCGAACAGGAGTTTGAGTTCTCAGATAAGCCGCTCCAAGGTTAATCTGCACACGGATAGATGGCGGGGTTGTCGTCGTATCGAGTTCGCAGCGCCGTGCATACTGCCCGGCGACCAGCATTTCGATGTAGTCCGGCGTCCCTGCCAGCCCATACATTTTGGTTACGTAGCCACTTGCATCGCGCTTAATCCCCCATTCAGGACTAGCCAGGCTGACCGCGTACTGCCACAGTCCGGCAGCGACGATATCTGCGATCTCCTGCATCAGCGAGCTTTCGTTAAGAATCTCCCCACCGTCCGCGAGTACGCGTGATTTGTGCGCGTCAAACAATGTTTGCGGGTCAAGGCGAGTGAACGGGATCAGCGTGCGATTGCCGGTCGTCGGTAGTTGAGATTGAAAAATTGCCATGAAATTAGCCTCAATTAATTGCAATGCGGGACAGGCAGCAGAAGTGCTCCATGATGAAATCAGGGTCCGATTTGCTCACTTTCGTTGATGTGTCGCTGATGCAGACCAGTGGGAAAGTCCAGGTCACCATGGTCGAGCCTCCGGCGACTGACGGGACTGTTACAGCGTCGGTCGCGTTGAAGCCGAACCGCAGGAACTCGCCTGCAGCAGGCTCAGCAGCGAGCGTGAACCGGAAAACGAAATCGCTGATTTGCGAGGCGCTCACGATTGTCGTCGAGCCATTTTCTAAATCCGCGCCAAGGTTGGGCGCAGTGCCATATTTCGTATTAATTTTGAGCGGGAGGCCCATCGGAGAGCTGAAAGTAACGTCCAGCTGCAGGCCGGTTTTAACCACGCTGACTGGCTGAACGGGCTTCCATTTTACATTCGTCCCGGCCACACGCTCCTTATGCATCCATGCTTCTGCTTCGCCCTGCAGCTCCCCCATAACGGCATATCCGACGTTACTCAAGTGCTGGATGTCGATATGGTATTTGCGGTTGAGGTGAAATTTCGGCCCAATCATCACGACATCAGAGCGCTCATTGCTGATTGCAAGCTGGTCATATGCGATCAGGTCACCGCGCTGCGTGTCGGTTTTGACGCGGCTCCCCATCTGGTCGATATAGGCGATTTGCGGGATAGTCTGCGTCACACCACGCGCTGAGAGGATAGCCAGACGGTCGGAAAATTCGTCAGTAATCCACTCGTTTAAGCTGGCCTTATACTGCCCCAGAGCCGTAACTATCGCGGCATCCGCCTCACCGTGGGTAATAAAAACTGAGTTAGAAACCGGGATTTTCCCCATGGCCAGTACGCGGTCGCAGAAAGACGTGAATGCCGTGATACCCCAGGCATACGGTTCCGTTCCTTTTTTCAGGCCGCTGTAAGCCGTTCCCGATTTCGCATCGGAGCGAGTGACCACGGCGGGCAGCGCGGTTTTGCTGATGCCATATTCCGTCATCAGGTCGTTCAGGTACCGCTGCTGCCCTGGCACCATGCAATTTTCACGATACAGCTTTGGTTCGGCATCTACGAAAATAGATAAGGTGTTATCGCTCACCTCTCCGTCAATCCCTGCATTACGATCAGCACCAGCACCGCCGAACATTAGCGCTAAACCCTTCAAGTTCGGGTCAGCGAGAGTGACTCTGTCGCCTCCACCCACGATCAAAGACTGGCCCAGGCCAGCCCGATAAAACACGTGCGACACCGCCGCTGCTACCGGACGCATGGCGTACGGATTGTCGAGCAGGTTAATCAGGCCAGTTTTTACAATCCCAGCCTCCTCATAAACGATACTCGCCCCGCCGGTCGCCAGCTTCTGCGCGTAGGCTACAGGGGAAACAGCATAAACAGGCGAAACACTGGCGCCGTCCTTAAAGACCGCAAGTACGCCGTTATGTGGGCGCAGGATCGTATCGGTGGTGCCGGCGCCATTTTTTAACTCAATGATTTCGTCCTGGACTGACTTCTCCAGTCCGGCGAGAAGTAAGCCCCAGTCCTGAGAGACTGCAAACCCCGCTTTCCCTTCGCTATCCAGCATCAACGCATGGAAGCCAGGAATAGACGTCAGCTGATCATAATCGCCAAGTTGCCGCAGGCGGTCCTGCACCGCATCCGGCATTTCTGCCAGCCGAAAACCGCCGCTCTCATCAAAGCCACCAAAAAGCCCCGTCCTCTCTGAATTCATGAAGGCAATGGCCCACCCCAAAACAGAAGCCGAATAACTTTGTGGCATCACCGAGTTTACGTAGGAAAAGAGCGCATCAAAAATCGCCTGGGAAATCATTTTCCGCCCGGTTGCGGTCAGAGTCCCACCAACGTTCATCACCTCGATTGCGAGCGCGCTGTCATCCGGACTACGGTAATACGTGGTTGACCCTTCCGGGATATTAGCGATATCAGCCTGGGCAGCCGCCAGCGTCGCATACTGCTTGCTGAGCGGGATCAGGTTCTGCCTGATCTCATCGTTTTTCGCCATCATCTGGCGCCAGGTATCTAGCGGTTCACCGCCGCGGTCGTCAACCGTTCCGGCCGGACCGTTAACCAGCTCGTCAGCGCGCTTAACGTTGTCCATGAATATTTCCGGCGTCGTCGTGCCCAGTGGCGGGTTAAGTTCGGCCATGTTTTTTGCTCCAAAAAGAGGCTTCGCGCAAACGAGGGTTTGAGCGAAAGAAATGTTGAAAGGGATTTTTTTTGGTATTAAGCAGCGTCGCCGGGGTATGTGGCGTCGTCGTACTGGTAGAACGATTCGAGGTATTCTTTTGCGGTGACCTGGCAGGTTCCGTCAGACTGCGGGGCGATCTCCTCTACAATGGCGTCGTAGACGTGGCGCGTTGAGCCGCAGAACACCAGGCGGATCGGCTCGATGGTTGCCGACGACAGATCAACCTTCATCGGGTCATCAAACTCGCTCAGGTGCGGGACTGACAGCTGAAAATCGCCCACCCTGCTCGCCACCATCAGCCCGGATGCAGAGCCATCCTGATAGCGGATCAGCGCGCGGGGATTTTCAAACGACCAGTCCAGCGGCTCCGTGACGGTGAACGTTGTCACGCCATCCGCCGTTGTCATCGCCTCCACCAGACAGGAAATCGTGTTGTTACCCGGAATATCATCCGTGAGCACGATGCGATCGCCAAGGTTGTAGCACAGCGCGTCCAGCTCGGTAGTGGTCTGGAACGTCACCCGCTGCTGCAGATATTTCATCAGGCGACGCATGCCGATTTGGTAGGCGTGATCCTGATTCAGTACCCCATCGAGTTTGTAGTTCTCGATTTTCACTGGCGTCGGATTTTCCGACGTCCGGCATTTAACGGTCTCCTCTGCCCAGGTAGTCCCGTTGATGTATGTCACGTCGACGCCATCAAAATCATCGTCGGACGGTACGGTAAATCCGCTCTGCAGCTCCTCCACCATCTCATGCGGAGTGATCACGCCAGTCCAGGGCTTAATCCCCTCACGGTTGACCGTCGCGAGGCCATCGCTTAATAGGAAGCGGGACTTCCCGGCGTTGGCTATCTTCTGCAGCATTTCCAGCGCTGAGATACTGTCGCCCGTGGCGAAATCGAAATTTTCGCCCCGTGGCGTCCAGTACGCGGATTCCAGCGCGTTGATGGTGTCGACATCCATCTCCAGCCCCAGCGAGTTCCTGACATGCAGCAACGCCCCAGAAATGGTTCTGGCCGTTCCTGAGTCGTAGGCCCGCGTGGCCACAACGTTTACGCGGCGGTCCGACTGCGCCGCCAGCTTCCCGCCCGTCTCAACGGTCACCGCCATCAGCGACACGACGGGATAGGATGAAGGACGCGTCAGCAGTCGCCCGCGCAGTGCCTGCCAGTACATACTGTCTCGCGCGTTGTTTGAGCCCTGCTCATTGCGCCGACGGCAGCGAACCTCTACCAGCCCCGGAGAGCTGAGGGTGATCCGCTCAGTGAAACCTAACCCGTTGACGTTTTTCAGCGCATACTCGCCCTGGTGACTCACCCACCCCGATCCGGAACCGTAGACGCGATACTGTATCTCCCACTCCACGTGGCGGATCCGTTTTTTGCCCTTACTGTCAAAGCCACAGATGCCGTTCGGGAAGGAGAAATTCACCTCGAATGCATCGACCACTTCATTCTCAGGGCAAACCAGGAACGGCCCCAGCCAGCTCAGCATGTCGTTAAGACCAGTGGCCTCATAGTCGATCATCGTCCGGGCGGAGAATCCCGGCCATGACTCATCAACGGCACCGGAAACCAGGCGCGCCACCGTCGCCGTCGTGCCGTCGGCAGAGACAATGCGGTACTCATTCCCGCGGTGAGCAAGTGAAAGCCGTTGCACCCCCTCCGGCATGCCGGAAAAGGCCGTTCCCGTGGCAGAGTTATAGGCGAGTGTCACATTCGCCGTTACCGCCGGGCTGCCGCCGGTTGATGCCGTGCCGGAGGTGTAAACCGGGGCATCACCGAAAACAGCTGCAGGCAGTGAAGAGGAAGTGATCGCCCCACCCGCGAACGGACTGGCCGCCTCGGTTATTAGTACGGTGCCGCCGTTGTCCTGCGCAACCAGGCCGGAGCCAGTGAATCCCTCGGTGATGGCCGCCAGCAGTCCCGACATCGAGACGTAGTTAGCCACCAGCGACACCGGGTAGGTAACCCCCTGCCAGGTGATCGTGAACGTGCTGGAGCTGGTCGAAAAATCGTAGGTGGTCGGGGCCGCACTGGCCTGGACTTTTGCCGCACTCCCCCCGGTGCCGGGCACTGCAGCCTGACCGGGGGTATATGACGCGATAAACAGATCGTAATCGACAGAGTTAAACCCCAGCGTCACCGGCATTCCAACCACCGGCGCGATCTCCGTCAGCAGCGGGCTGGCGATAACGCTGTATCCGGCCGCCGAAGTGATCTGGTAGTTAGCCGGGGCTTTCAGTTCGACCACGGCGCCAGCGACCCAGCTGGGCGGCAGCGCGTTATCGTTCTCGTCATTATCGTCATCATCATCCGTATCCAGCCCCGTAAACGTTACGCTCGAACCGGATACGGTCATGCTGTCTGCGATAATGTCGTCTGCGTCCGGCGACGTCTGGGCCATGTCCAGCCCGGTGCCGGATGACGTCCCGCCCACTTCGGTGGAGTTGACCCAGTTTTCGCTGCGCTCATCGCCGGAAACGTCCGCGCCTGGCGGAAAATAGGTGATGTTGAAACCCGGCAGCGTTGAAGCTGGCGTACTGCCAACCCGGATATCGCCATTGGTATAAATCAGTTCACCGACTCCGAGGCATAGCAGCATCTGGACGCGCATTTTCGTAGGATCGGCGGCATCGAACCGGGTAACCGGCTGCACCACATAATCTGGGTAGATACGCACCCGGCCAAACACCTCACGAATGGCATCACCGAGTTTTACGGTGTTGGCCCGCGCCGGGTTCAGGTCGAGACTCCGCCCTGTGGATGAGGTATAGCCGCCCGTATCAATGGTGCTCATCAAAACAAGCGAATAGGCTGCAGCGGCAACGGAGATACCGATACCGATCCACGCGATTGTGGCGGCCTCCAGCCCGAATGGAACCGGATAAAGCCTGACATCACTATCAGGGCGAATCACGCAGGTGGCCCACTCACCTGGAGGAATTAACAGCCCCTCAACCTCAACGGTAAGCGGTGGGACATCCCGATCCTCGTAGCCTTCAACATTTGCCACCAGCCAGCTGCGAATACTGGTTACACCATGCTCATGCGTTTCGAGTGGTTCACCGGGAAGCCGGGACGGGTAAAAACGAATGGTCATTGCCAGAACTCCACTTTGACAAATCGCCGCTTAAACCGCGGCAACGGCAGAAAGGTGACGTTCGTACCCGGGTTGCATTCCGCCACATGCAACAGACCATCGATACTGACCACGATCCCTACGTGGGTGACAGTTGACCCGGAATAACAGGCCACCCCGGCCCCTTCGCAGGGTTCGCAGCGCTCAAGGGTAAGCATCATCCGGCGCGCTTCCCGGTCGAGGCCGCCGTCGTCTTTGGTGACCCCTGCAAAATCGGGCCAGACGGGTAAATTCAGGTCGCGGCGTATCTCGTTCACAATGCCGAAACAGTCGAGTTGCGGGTATACGCGCCCGCCCTTCAGCCAGGTGACCGAACGGTATTTATCAGGGATGAACATAGTTAATCTCCAGTCAGAATCACTGGTTAAAAATCAGGATGTCTAAATGGTCAGAGCCTGGTTATGTTGGATACTCTGTCGCTATGTGCGGACATGGCGATCAAAGAGGGCTGATCAAAAGGATTGAAAATGAAATACAAACATCTATCCGTCTACCTGTATCAGGGCGACACAGTAGAAATTTCCTTCAGGTTTAAAACAAATATCTATTTGATGAATAGCCGCGAATTTATGGCGCTTCAGGCTGGCATGCGCCCTGCGGGCAAAAATGGTCAATTCACCCATTCCCCGGCACGACTGATCGCGCCAGCTAGCGGTAACTGGCACATAGTGATGTTCGGAGGTGACGATCCTGCCGATGCCAGGCAAATGGTAAAAGTCATTCCGAAGCGTAAGTGATATTTTCTGCCGGAATTTCTTCGAAAAATGCCCCATCGTTATTCCGGTAGAATTCCCTGCTTGCTATGGCTGCTCGTTCAGCCCAGTTCAGTGCGGAAATGATTTTCTCCATTGTGCCATCTTCGAAAAACTCACGACAACTTATCGTCGTTCCGGCGCTGTTTTCATCGGGAACAGCCCAGACGACCTTGCCATCTAATTCAATAAGGATCCGCATACAGGAGTGAGGTTGAGAAGCTGTCTCACTATTGCGCCGAATTATCGTGATTTGTGGATCGCAGTCTCCATTAATGCCATCCTTAAGGCTTCTTGAAAGATTACCAATTGGGTTTCCTGAGTTGTATTTTTTCATTTCGACTCCTTAGCTGATATAACGCAGTCCGGGGAATACAGGTAGCGTGTAGCGGTAGCGCGGCCAGGCGGTATCGAGGATGTTCATGTAACCCGCAGTGATCTGAACCTCTGTCGCTGTCCAGGTGCCCGACTTGATTTTCAGCGTATACGGCACTGCCGCAGGCGCTGCTAAATCAGTGGAGATATAACTCCGGTACGTCAGCGATGCCGAAAGGCGGTTCACCAGCGCATTGCGGATTGCCGTGGACACAACGCCGTCGATATTGCACAGGGCAAATTTGAGGTCCTGCGTGCCGTCCGCATTACGCGCCGGCAGCGCAATGTCTATCGCACAGGCGGTAAACGTTACGGTATCGCCGTTCTCCGTCGTTGCCGTGATGTTCTCGTAACCCTGGCACAGATAATGGACGTTAGAACCAATGGTGATCTGCAGCGTTTCAATGATCACCTCCGGGCCGCTGCTGGCGTAGAGGCGTTTAATCTGCGTCATGCTTCGGCCACTCCTTATTCAGCGCAATATCCAGCAGTGAGCTGCCGACGATCCATTCCGGGTAATTACCCCATGGGGCAGGAGCAAGGGGGCGCTCCCATAATTCCAGCGTTGCGCTGTACTTCCAGTAGATCGGGGCAACCAGTTCCGGGCCCTGATAAATGTCTGTGAAGCGGCATTTGTAAAACTTAATGCCCGCCGGCGTCTGCAGCTTCATCATGAACCACGCAGCCCCGTCAGATAACGCATCCCGGAACCAGGACTCAAACGCCAGTCCCTGCGCATCGGTTTCCATAAACCAGGTGATGCTGGCCTGCGTCGGCGTGGACGTATAAGCTCGCCTTTGCCGCGCGCGGCCAGTGGTTAACTGGGTTCGCTTTAACGGGCTGACAGGCTGGAATCCGTACCCTTCCTGCAATGGCATCGGAAGACTGTCATGCGGGTAGTAGATATCAGTCATCACTCTAACCCTCTGCCTGGATATTTACTGCGCATTGCCTTACCAACTTTCCCGTCCCCTCTCAACAATTGCGCAGCAACCTGATCCAGGGCTTCCGTTGTCGCCCGCTTCTGCGTTTGAGCCATGGAGAGAGCCATCTGATCAGGTGTCACACCGGGCGGCGTATGGAAATGTTGCTCAATGGGAGCATGGATGGTGGTCTTGCTGCTGTTATCGCTGTTAACGTTCTGAACACCAGTACCAAACCCTGTACGCCCCAGAGTTGCATCAAGCGGTTGGCCATTTCGAAGTGCCTCAAGCTGAGACACGCCGATCCGGTTCGTTGATGCCTGGTCGAAGACGTATTCACCTTTGTGAACAATACCCGCGGGTTGATACTTACCTCCGGGGCCGGTGTAACCGCCGGAGGCGAAGCCAACTCCTGAAACAGCCTGGATATTTGAGACGATACTGGCAGTCTGCGCAGCGATTGAGGCCATAGCGATGATGTTGGCCGGATAAGGCGCGCTTACTGCACCACTTGCTATAGCCTGCTGGATTTTCACCATAGAGTCCGCAATAGCGAATGCCTTGCTCGCAGCAAAAGCAACCTTATAGATTGCCGATTGCTCACCAAATCCCGTTCGCATGATTTCGGCGGTACTATCAAACAAGGACTGCGTGGCCGCAGATATGATGGTGTTTTTCTGAGCCTCTATGACCTGATTTGCATCCGCTGCACGCTGACGAATCGAGGTCATTCGGGCCTCACCCTCGGCAGTTATTTCACCGGCCTTCGCATAAGCTTCCTCCTGAGCTGCCAGCCAGCGCTGGAGCTCTTGCTGAGCCTGTCCATATTCGTTGATTTGCCCCTGCATCCCCTCAAAAGTTCCTGAGAGTCGCCCTCCTGTGGGTGTCAGGTTTCCTACAACATTACGAACCGACGAGGGCAGTTGCATATCGGTGTTTTGATAAATATCTGCCCGCGTTTTTTCATATTCACCGGGTTTTAGTTGCCCGGTTGCTTTGGCCTTCTCCAGCAGTTCAAGACGGGTTTTAAGCAGATCGTTGGTCCGCTCATCCTTCGTCTTTACCTGTTCCTGCATCTTCCGATAATCGTCCAGGGTTTTTACGGAATTTTGCAGTGCCTCCTGCTGCTTATATGCCTGGAGGATTTCATCTGAACGGGAAAGGATCGACTTCTGGTCAGCGGTGAGCTGCGTTTTAGATTTGAGGTCAGCAATCTGCTGCTCGAACTTGATACGAGCCTGTGTCGCGCTGTTAAGCTTGTCACTGGCATCCAGCTGGGACTGCATGGCAGCAGTCTGCTGGTTTATCTGATCAAGCAGCCGGGTTGCTGCGTCCTCTGTATAGGCTTTTTCTTTGTGGGTCTTAGGCTGCCCAGCTTTTTTGGCCTGCTCAAGTTCCTTTTCTCTTACAGCAATTAGCGCATTGGCCTGTTCGATTGCTTCTTTATTTCCTGAGAAAGCAATTTTTCTGGACTGTGCTCTTGCCTCCTTTAACCGAGCTTCTGCACCGGCAACCCTGTCTGCCGCCAGATACTCCTTATTAATCCAGTCTACGGAATTTTTTACCGCCTTATTACCTTCAATGGTAAGTGTGTTCATCGTGGTTTGCAGATCTAATGCCTGGCCGATAAACCTCATCGTAGGGTCAATTGCGCCACCAAGCGCTACGTTTTGCCTACCCTTATCCGCTGCTGTGTAATAATTTTTGACCTCAATAGCTGCAGCTGTCCACGAATCACCTATTTTCAGGATCTCCCGTCGATGCTGATCAATATCAGCATTCAAGGCGGTGAAATTAGCAGAATCCTTGTATTGGGCTACCTTTGTCCTTGCCTCGTCATAACTAAAACCAACGTCGATAAGCTTATTTATTGCTTCGCTCGCACCGTCATTAGTCGTTATAAACATACTACCGACTTCATCGATCGTCTGACCCGTCTTATCAGATATAGCAACCATATTGAGTGCAAGTCGCTCAGCAGCATCACCATTAGCGCCAAGAGACGTTGTGGCTATTTTTGTCGCAGCATCAATTTCCTGTCGGTTCTGATAAACAGCATAAGTTAGCAACCCAACTGAAGCAGCTGCCACGCTATAGGGATTAACCAGACCCATGACATATGTGCCAACGCCCTTAATCGCTGGCCCAATGCCGCCAAACATATCTTTGAGCTGACCGCCCTGCTGCATAAGAACCATAAACGGTGACTGCCCGGTAGAAAGACCGACAACGATATCGGTCATCTGAGCAGGGATCATACGCATAGCGTTGGCAGTCTGAGCTGCAGATTGGCTTGTTTTACCCAATTGCGCCTGGGTTTTCTCCAGAGCATCGCGGGATTCTGCAAGTTTACTGTTGAGGCGATCGTAAGCCAGGGGCGACAGCATCCCGGATGTTTTAGCTGTATCCAGCTGGCGCTGCTGCTCGTTAAGACGACGGAATGCTTCACCTACGGGATCTATTTGGGCCTCAAGACGACGCAGTGCATTTACCTGCTCATCATGTGCTTTTACAGCCTCGCGCTCGGCTTGTGCTTCGCCAGTGACTTCCCGACGAGTCTCCTGAAGTTTTTTGCTGTATGCATCATATTGGGAAGTATTAATTGCGCCCGATTTAAAGGCAGTATTCAGTTCACTTTGTTGTTGTTCAAGATTGCGAAGAGCAGCTGCCAGAGGGTCGATTTTATCGAGCATTCTCTGGAATGCATCAGCCTGCGCCTCCTGCTGCACAGCAGCCAGTTTGCTGGCCTTCTCTGCTTCTCGTTGAGCTTGTGCAACACCACTTAGTTCCTCAGTGGTGTCATTCAGCATCTTAGACAGCGAACGAAACTCTTCCTCGTCAATTAGACCCTTATCGAAGTATTTTTTTAGCTCACTATAGCGGCGACCGACTGTATCAATTGCAGCACCAACCGGATCAATGGCTGCTCGTAATTTATTGAGAGCATCTTTTTCATCGTCAGTCGCTTTTGTCACTTTGAATATGCTGGTTACAGCCTTATCACCAGACTGAGTCATCTTATCAAGCGCAACAGTAAGGCTGTCAGCCTGCTTCTCTGCCCCGGAGCTGTCCAGGCGTATCGCTAGCCGTGATTCTTGTTCTGCCATTTACCTTTCTCCGGGCAATAAAAAACCCCGCCGAAGCGAGGTTAGAGCTTTTGAAACTGTTAGGCTTTTAATTCATTGACGGTAAAACATTATTACACCAATAATCGCCGCAAAGACCGCCAGCACAATCCCTGCGATCAACTTTACATTGACGTCAGCCAACCTATCACTGGCCTCAGTATCGTCAGCGCTAACTATTGTCTTCGAAGGGGTGACGTCGCTCCCGCAATGTTTGCACTTCACCGCTTCAGCGCTTATTAATTCTGCGCAGTATGGACATTTGACTGAGTTTGCGGATGGTTTGAACTTCTCACCGACCAAAACGATGATGATTCCTGCAATCGCTACGAATCCGCCAAATATCATGTAATTTTGTCGTGAAGACATTAAACCAAGGTTGTTAACTCTGTAGCCATCACTTGTCGCCACCGTTACATCCATAAACAGCGCTAACACAGCGAAGATAATGCCAATCGCGATAGCTATATAACCGATAATCTTCACACCCCTAACCCCATCATAAAGATTTGCAGACAGATTAACAGGGATTCGCGTAGGCAGCAAAACCACCTGTTTGTTTATCAGGATGTTCGTCGCTTCGTTACCAGTGTACGTTAGAGGATAAAACTCATATTAAGGTACTGTTATGGATAAGTTTGACCGAGAACTTCAGAAGCACATACTATCTTGTTGTATTAATGCATACCCAGCTCACACCACATGGAATAGCTTTGACCCAGAAATAATACAGATCGACGATGTCAAACTCTCTGCAAACATCATTTATCTGGCTGAACATGGCTTGCTCACAATCAGAGAACAGAGAAGTGACGACCCGTACTCTTTTCTGAATCATATGCGCGCGACCTGCAAAGGCGTCGATTTTATGCAAAACGATGGTGGCCTCTCTGCAATCCTCAGCGTTCATACCATCAAACTCCATCGAGAAGCCGTCGTAGTCCTCGAAGACCTTATTGCAATGTCCAACATGAACGACGAGCAGAAGGAAAAGGCTAAATCCACACTCGGCGAACTATCAACTGAAGCCCTTAAAACTGTGGTGCAAGCCGCGACGAGTGCAGGATTATCCGTACTATTTGGAAAATGAGAAGTAACAGAACACCAAAAGCCCGCCGAAGCGGGTTTAAAAAGTATCAATTTAAGTTCATTCAGTTAACAAATAATTCATATTTGTCATTCGAGAGAAAAACTGGTTTCCTCATAACCGTCATGACTGTGATTCTCACCCATGGCTGATTAAACTTCCTGATCAGCTCAACTATACACGGCAAATTTATCTTCGAGTTATTGCATTTAAGGACGAATGTGTCACTAGAGGAATAACCAACTACCGTTTGAGCATGTATCGCCTTGAACTGCTTGAATATAGATTCGAGCTCTTTTAAGGTAATCATCGGTTTGTTTCTTGGGTCGTTCACCCTATCCTTGGTGAAGTGACCTGAGAAGGTAATTTCAATGCATTCACTCTCAAGGCTTTCATTGATGTCCGCCTCAAGAGCATCTAAACCTTGACGCGAAATCGTCATAAAAAATCTGCCGTTACACGTTCTAACTGCTCATTTAGCTCTTCATCAGATTGGGCGTGTACCGTACCGATATGTTTGCTTTCGGTGATGGTACCGATCCGCACATCAAATTCCTGATTATCAAAACTGTCAACAATCACGCACTTGTCCGTTTTCTCAATAAAAAAAGCGGCATAGTTCTGTTTAAGCTGCATGTTAAATTTTGTCATGATTGTTCTCCTTAGCCGAGACTATTGGAGCCTGCGATAATTTAAAGACTAGCTGAAAAAGTCGCCGGAGGATTCTCATTTTTGCGTGAAAACCATCCCACTTCTGGTTGATAAATGGCAGATATTCTACTGCCTATCAGCTCAAATCGAGCTTTGCATAGCTCAAGAAAACCACAAAACATGCAATCTAAGCAACTAGATTTTGTCAATATGTCGGCAAATTTTTGTAAACAGACACCATGGTGTTGCTCGTTATCTCTGCCCTATCCGTGCCCTCTCATCGCTCACAACTAAAGCATGTATTAATGCACAAGAGACCTTTTACATGGCATGTGGAAGCGACCTCTGTGATAGCGATGATCTCTTTTCTCTATCCCTGTAGTAACAGACATTTATGACGTAGTAGCATCGTTTCCTAACGTGCTATTCAACTTTTTTAGCCATCCCAATAATGTCAATTTTCATTTTTCCTTACTAAGCTTCTTCTGATTTGTCGCCCACTCATCCCTCCAGGCATCGTCAAGGGCCAGTATCGCTGCATCAAACTCAATGCGGTCGATCAGGATGGTGCGCGAAGCCAGGTAAAGCTCGATATCTTTCAGGGAGAGAGGGAGCGGCACTCCGGCCATGCCGGCATACTTCCTGCCGCGCGATATCATGGCGTAAGCGTTGAGGATCTCCCCAGTGACAGCATCGATTTCAGGCTCTGGAATGGGTGGGAGATTTAGCTTCTCCCTGCGCCACTTTGCTTTCTCGCCCTGCTCGCCGGCGAAATCCTTTAGCCACTTTTGGGCCTCTATGGCTTTTTTACGGTTTCCTGAGTCTGCTGCTCCTTACCCTGAGCAATGTTTGCCGCCTCAGCCAGTATCAGCCAGTATAGCGCCGGGTGCTGTTTCAGCATGGCGGCCCCAAGTTCTGGGGTGTAGTCGAGAGCAACCTCTATGCCGTCGACTAACTGACCTACTCCCTCCCAGCCTTTCAGCAGGAACCGAGCGGCGTTATCGATTAGCAGGTCATCAACAGAGTCGATATCGTCCACGCTGGCGAGATTAAAATCCGTTGTCCCCACCTTATAACCTGCGTCCATCTTATCGATGTGGCGACGCACCAGCGCGTTACGAGAACGATATTGCGGATTCTCGCTGCTGGCCACCAGCAGGCGAAGTTTGAACAGCGATTCTTCTTCCGGCGAGAATTCCTTTTTGCTGCCTTCTGGCTTTTTGTAGGGATAAAACCAGCGCTCGCCATTTAAATCAATTTTCGGGGTAACAATCAGCATAAAAACTCCATAAAAAACCCCTCCAAAGAGGGCCAATGTTAATCACCACCGCCAGTAGTGGCAGGAACGCGGGTAATAGTTGGCGGAGTATTGGCCGCGGTGATATCCAGCTGAACCTGAACAATGTCAGTGCTCCCCGCATCCGGCCAGTCACCGGAGATCTGCACTTCCGGGAAATCGAAGGTATATGCGCCTTCAGCATTCTCCAGCGTGAAGCTAAACGGCACCGTTTCGCCGGTGAACGTTTTTTTGTAAACCTCCCAGGCAGCCTTTGACCATGACAGCGTGATTTGGCCTGACGGGGTAAAGGTTGTCGGAATGTTTGCGCCGGCGAATGCCGAACCGGTACCGATGCAGCGCTGAGTCTGCATATTGTTGTTGAATTGGATGTTAAAGGTGTCGACACAGAAGCCTGTCCCACCATCAACACCATTCAGCCGGATGTTCGTGACCTCTTTGAAGGAGTAACGCAGTGCCCCCGCTAAATCCACCGGCGTGGTGAAATAGCTGGTATCGTCCCCTTTCGTCTCCCAGTCCAGGCCTGCAAAGGTAATGGTTGCGGTGATATCCCCATCCCCTGGGATTTCCATCTGGAAGGTGCCAACCTGGCAACCGCGGGCAATCTGGGCGATCCCCACATCACTGGCAAAGGTCGCCACGGAGAACGTAATGCGACCATTACCCATCGTCAGCACGTTATTTACCCATTCGGTACCGAAACAGCTGGCAAGAAAATCGTCATGCTGATTCCAGCGAAACCGTGTGCCGACATCGCCGCCGACATCCACTGTGCCACGTGAAACGCCCTGCGCCATGCGGTCACCAGCGATTTCGTCATTGTCGTTGGTGTTCTGCGTTGGTTTCAGACCAAATGAAGAACGACGCAGCAGGTTCCACGCCCCTGCTGTAGGCGTGATTCCTGGCGTTGTCTCGCGAATAAACGCGGCTACTACTTTTGCACCTGAGCTCACAGGAGCCTCCTGTTTTTTGTGCGCTACAGAGCGCGATAAGGAATTTGAAGATTGAGCTGTAACCAGCCATCGGTCTCACCTGCCGGCACAGCAGAAACGGCGAAATAACTCAGCTTCCCGTCGTCCCTGAACTCGAATAGCTCCGTTAGCTGATCGGCCGTCCGGGAGATAAGCAACGTCCCGGAGCCGACCGGAACAAACAGCTGAATGATGAGTAAGCCCGTCCTGTGGACGACCGGCCCATCCCCGATCTCGGTTGTGCCTGCCTGCCCTGCAATGTTGGTGAGACGGGCCCAGATATCGCGGTTACTGGGGTCAAATACCGGACCATTGGGATAATCCACCGCATCAGAGGCAATAGCGGTCTGTGCCGCCATTCGGGAAATGACAGCGTTTCTGATTTCTGTAAGGGTCATTTGTAGGCCTGAATCACACCATTAAACGAGACGGCATAGACGCCTGTCGGCGCCTGTGTTGAGTGGCCATTCTCCAGAGGCACGGAGTAAGGCAGGTTCGACTGGATGTAAATCACCGAGTAGGCTGGCGCCTGGTCAATAATATTTTTGCCATTAAGAAACGTCATTGTCCCGCGCGGATCCGGTTCGGTCGGGACGGAATGATTAGGTTCGCCGATGCTGACAAAATGCGATGCCCTGAACGTACCCGCGCGATAATCTGCCGGACGTTTGATATCCATGCTGTCATTAACTCGAACTTTCTTCCTGAGCCTTCCGGTTTTGGTCAGGTTAGCAGGATCGGCATAAAGAAATTCGTTCCATTCACCTACCGCTTTGTTGTATTGAACCGCGGTCGCGTTGATGGCCCACAGCTCCGGGTTTCCTACCGGCGACCGTTGAACAATTTCATTCAGCAGTTGAATGGCGATTGTCCGCTGGCGTAGTTTGACATCTTCGGCCACCAGCCCGGCGAATGCCGCCGGGTCAATGTTCCAGCCCTTAGCCATATCACGCCCTCCGCAGTTGAATGGAGTACGCAGCGCCAGCAGAGTCGGCAGAAGCGGTTATGATGTCGTAACGCTGAAGCTCACCCGTAATCGGATCCGGTGCGGTGATGATATGCCCGACGGCCGGCTTATCAGTCACCTCGTTAACCAGGGCGGTTAGCTTCACATCACCATGCAGAATGTTAGCGCCATCGATACGGCGCAGTTTATAGCGCGCCAGCACTCCACGCCCCGAGTAAGTCACCTGCGTTTCAGTGCCGGTTTCCGTCACCGGGTCCCAGGCACCTCGAACGGTGTAGCTTCCGGCGAATTCGTTAACCGCATCCTGCAGATCGGTATCGAAGGCTGCGGCGACATCGGTCTGCAACTCGTCACGAATGCCCATATCACCCCCTCACCAGCCGCACCTGTGACTGACTAACGCCATAGGGCTTAAGCATGGCTAGCGCCAGCTGCAGGTCCGAATCAAGTAATGCCGAACTGTTGGTACCGAGTTCTGCGAAGGTCTTTGAAACAGAAACGTCGTCAGCGTCAACCGCCTTACTCAGCAATACCCCCGAATCAGTTTTCTGCTGATACAGCCCGCCATTTGCCGCCGCCAGCGCCGCATAGGCGCCAGCTTGTTTCACATCGTCAGGAATGATGATTTCGTAAGTTGCCTTATTGCACGGCAGTTTCAGGTTAAGTCCATTCATCCAGGTATTAGCCATCAGCACAGATTTGGCTTTTTTGCTTTCATCTGTCCAGGTGGCACCGAGAATCGAATTGACGTCTTCAACGGTGATGAAAGTGATCATGCATCACTCCATTTCTTTCCAGCCGTGCGCCTTCCAGTTCTCCACTTCATCAGGGTGAACGTTGGCGGTATTGGGCGCACCCGGGAATGCCGGGAAATCGGTAACCATCGCTACCAGCTGCGATGTGGTCGATACGGGTTCGTTGTTATCCGCCTGCGTAGACGCAGTTTGCTCAGCAGCACGTTGGGCGCGCTGCTCTTTTGTTAATCCGGCCATTAGCCCTCCACTAAAAAAAGGGGCCGAAGCCCCTGTTTATCAGCCCAGCAACAACGCTGAGTGCGCCGACTTAACTGCCGCCACGCCCCAGGACAAACCGACTTCGTAACGCACCTGGCGATACTGGCGGTACAGTGCTACCTGGTAAGTGATGCCAGATACGGGATCAGTAACGTTCATCACATCATCCGCAGTATCGCCGCCCTGCGGCATTGCCGGGGTTCGGGATGCAAGCAGGAATGCATTGCGATCAAACGCCATGTTTGCGGTGTAGGCGCCACCAGCGGTAATAGCGGTGTTGTCGGCCAGTGCCTGACGTAAGCCAGGAGCAGCCAGGGTGATTGCTGTGGCCGTCGCAGCAGCAACAAGGTATTTATTGCTGTCCCCGTCAAACGTCACGATGTCGCCCGCTGCAAAAGCACCTGTGCCGGTATCAATGGCAATCAGAATATCGCCTTCAGCTTTTTCTCCATTCACCAGGTATCCGGCAGCCGGAGATGCAGCGCGTTTCTTAACATGCGCGGATTCGTGGATGTTGAATCCTTCCAGTCGCCCCACGATACCTTCGCGCAGAAGCGCATCAGTACCAGACTCGTTTACTTTGAACAGAACAGACTGTTTACCGCGGAGGTTTGCGATAGCCGAAGAACCGAGAACCATCTGCAGATCAGTTGTCGGCGAACCGTTGTCAGAGAGAACCTGGCGCGCATTTGCCGCATCCGACAAATCACCTGCAATACCGAAAGGAGCGGTGCCGGCCGTACCAACAGCACGAGAGGATGCGAAATACAGAGCCGCGAGATCTGCATCCATCTCATTAGCCAGCGCGCGAAAAGCCTGCTTAAACTGATCAGCAAGAATGGTGTTGTATGTCCCTGCGGGCCCCAGCGCCAGTTGTTCCTCACCGTTCCATTTGACCGGGGCCATTTTGGATTTGGTGATTTTGACATCAACGGTGCCGATCGTCTGGTCGCCGTCATTTGGCGCAGTAGCCCCCGGGGTAATATCAACAGTGGTTGCCGGTGGCGCAACCGGCGCAGTAACAGTCTGGTCCTTCGCCGCCGCATCAGCTTTAGCATTACGCGATACAGCCGGGATAAAACCGACCTGTTCGCGAGATACGGTATCCAGAGCCGTGAAGATAGTCGGGATCAACCCGGTAAGCGTATTAGCCATGTGTATGGATTCCTTGGAGATTAAAATATAGGGTTGGTTGAGCTATCCAGCTCCGGCACCAGCAGCCATCCGGCGGCTGGCAAAGAATTAATCGACGATGGTGATACCGTCTTTGAGAGTTGATTGCTGATCTGTCGGGCTCAAACTGGTAAACGCATCGCGTTTCATCGTTTTCTGCCCGAGTGAATGCTGAGACTGCCGTGAGCCGCCTCCCTGGTTGCCGCTGGCCTTCAGAATGTGGTCTTTCTGTGGGTACTGCTCCACCAGGAACTCCAGCGCCTCATCAAAGGCCGCCAGTTCGCCCGGCTTCGAGCGGGAATAAATTTTGTTGCCAGAGCCATCATAGGCAACGACTTTGCCGTCCTCGACTTTGAAGGACTGACCGAACCGCGCCTGAAGCATATCTGCCGGAATTGCTACTTTATCTGCGATGAATTTCGAGCCAGAGAACCGACCGCCGATCATTTCCTGATAAAGCTGGCCTTCAAGGGTCGTCGCACGCTGAGTAGCTTCATCAAGCTGGGCCTGGAAGGATTTGGTGATATCTGCTTTAACCTGATCAACAGCGCCTGCGTCGATCAGTTTTTTCTGGTCGATTTTAGTCATCATCTCCAGCGCTTCGAGCGCCTTTGCCGGATCACCGATTTTGGCAAACTTAGCCAGACTGGCTTCAGCTGCTTCTTTGGCTTCACGATGAGATTTCGCCTCGCCATTCAGAGAAGAGATTTTCCCAACGGCCTGCACAGCATCAAAACCAACTTCCTGGCCGTCATCGTGGACGTAGACGGGTAAACCGCTGGAATCGACTTCTGCATAGCTTTTGCCGTTAACTTCGACTGTTTTCAGTTTCATGTGGTTACCTTTTCGGTGGTCATCCGACCGTTGCACCGCTCACCATCCGGATCACGGCAATAAAAAAGGCCGCCCGGAGGCAGCCTAATTGAAGACTTAAAAAGCTTTAAAGTCTGGCGTTGCTGAACGCCTGAGCATCCAGGTTACGAAGTTGCTCCAGAGTCAGCCATTCGCCCTTGTCGTTGTAGAAGTCATCGGGCGACATGCCGCCATCACGAATCAGCCGGGCCCGGGTTACGCCAACGATCTGGGACTGTCGCGTGAACGACTGGCGCGAGAACCAGCCCTGATAATCGGTATCCGAAGGCACCTGCCCGTCCATGCTGGCACGTGAGCTATCTGATATTTGCCCAACAGCAATACCCAGCTCATCAGACGATTTCAGGATGTAAGTTTCGACGCTGCGACAGCAGAAATGGATTTTCCCGGGTCCCTGCAGATACGGCACCTTATGGCCGATCGGCTTGTTATCCAGTGTGTACTTGAGGCGGTCGCGAATCCGACAGTCTTTTGATGTACGGTTATCCAAAGTGGATAACCACTGCTTACCCTTCAAAATGTCATCGTTCGCATCTGCAAAGCTTTTCCTGGCCGTAGAAGCAAGATGCCCCACAGCCGTTTTTGCAATACTGCCGGCATTGGTTCGGCTCATCTGCAGCGCGCCATCCTGATAACCACGGTTAGCATGACCACGGACCTTTCTGGCGATTTGCTCATGCGTATCGCCCAGGAGAAAACCCTGCCGCACTGTATTGGAAATTCTTGCCATCCTGTCAGCTTCAAGGTTATCTGCCCACTCCGAAAGCAGGCGCCCCTGAAACGGCTGTGCCATCGCAGTTGCGTAAACGGCATCCGGTGAAATGCCCACCAGCGGGTGAAGCGATAGCACATCATCGGGGATCGCAAACTGGAACAGGCTCAGCTGAAAGCCTGCTTCGTGCTGAGCGAGTTGCTGCAGCTCATCAGATAGTCCCGCGTACATTGACTGCACAGCCTCGCGATTGAGAGCTCTGACACTAACGAGCAGCGCTTCCAGTCGCGACACGGTAAAGCTGTCAGCATCCAGGCTATCCATCGCTACCAGCAATCTGGCTGTCAGTTCCGCATCGCTGTCATTCAGGATTTTTATCATCCTGTTTGCAACGCTGGTGCTGTACCGCGCTATCCATATCGCATGCGCTATCGATTCATCCTGAAGCTTGTCATTCGCCGTTGCCATTTGCACCACCCGGGTTACTCAGTCCGCCGGCCAGCGTGACCTGCTGATTCCGCAACTCGTCGATAACCTCTTCGGGCTTCGCGTCCGGATCGATAAATTTGAGGGCCTGCAAAACGCGAACAGCATCGACCTGACGTATATCACCACCCTGACGGAGCGACTGAACAGCTGTTGCAGCTGCGGCATCAAACGTCTGGGCTGAAACATCCAGTTCGGTGCGTACATCGACATTGCCGCCTTCTTTCTCGCCCAGCCATTCCGCCATAATCTGCAGGATATTATCGAGCGCATCCTCAAGCGAGCTTGCCATGGTGTAGAGAGGTGAATTCTCCTGCATCCGCTCTTCGTGAGTCTGGTCTAGGGATTTAGTCGATGTGTTTTCCGCGCGCAGCAGTTTTGCGCCGGCCTGACGCATCTGGTTTTCCAGATCTTCAAGGGAAATCTTACCGGCTTCAATCGCAGCCCCGGTATGCTCGACATATTCCAGTCCCTGCCGCTGGCGGTCATCGAAACGAGTCGCAGAGGAAGAACCTATCGTCAACGTTTCGCCATCAGCCAGACCGTAAGCCACCAGCAACGGCACGCGAGCGACATGAAGTATGTTGTCCTGTTCACTCTGACTCTGCCAGTGCTTGATATTCAGTAAGGCGAGATTAAGCAGTGGCGGTGAACCGCGCATAAAGCCTGTGCGTTTTGTGTAAAGCGTCACCAGGGGAATATCATCGCGACTGGTTTCCCACTCGTCGTGAATCTGCCACTGGCTTTCGCCGTTATCACCTTTATTTCGGCGATAAATTTCAACCTTGCCCGGCATGATATGGCGTATTTGCTCAACTTTCGTTTGCCCATAATCATCGCCATCAACAATGATGACCTCTCTGATACGCAGATCGGTCAGCACCACTTTCCCTTTAACCACTTTCGATTTCCAGCCGATGACCTGGCGAGGATTAAGCATCGTGGCATACGGGCGGGATCCCGCGGCTTTTTCGTCGGCTTTAGTTTTTACTGCCTCCCGGTCAATTTTCGGGAAATCCACCAGCGCATGTACCAGACCATACTGGAATCCGATGCTGAAAAATTGCTGTGCCCAGACATCGAGCCGGTTTCCTTCCATATCAATATCTGGCGACAGCTCCCGTATTTGTTCAGGAGAATCCTCACTCAATACCGTCGGCTCAGCAAACACTCGCCCGATGTTTTGTTTAATAGCCTCTTCATAGGCAGGGAGTAACGTTGCCGAAGCCAAACGCTCCTTATAACTTTCAGGATCTTCGTTCGGCCATTTAGGGAGATACTTCTTGCCCTGCCGGCGCATTTCCAGAGTGCCGCCCATCAGCGCATCATTAATATCCCATGCCTCAACCATGTCGTTATAGTCGAGGTTGGGCGTAGAAATATCAGGCATAGTTTTACATCCGCAGTTGGGTGACTTTTCCAGTCGGTTTGATGATCGGGAATTGCTTCACAATGAAATACCCACCGGCATCGTTGGGGTGATCGTTATCCGCCGTTTTATCCGGCTCACCGTTTTCGCCCCAAACCTGTTGCTCAAGCGATTCGGTATACACCGGACACCGCCTCACATTCACTTTGTAGCGACGTTCGCCGTTACCATTGCAGAACATGGCATTCATCGCGTTGATGCGGTCTTTCACTGGCGGGTTTGATGCATTAACAACCACATTGAAGCCGGCCTGTTTAAGCTGGGCGATATCCGTAGCGCTGGCATTACTGGATTTGCGGGAATCGCCGGAAGCGTCCGGGTAAATATAGATTTCCCGCACCTTGCGATAATCGTTGCCGTCGTACAGCCAGAACCGTTCTTTTATGATGCGGATCATGTCAGGGGTGTCGTAAGCCTTCACAATTTCATTCACCGCAAACGGAAGCCCCAGACGTAACACATGAACAACCCCGGCCATTTTCCCGACGTTGAAATCCATACCGATATACAGTGGCTCACCGGGTTGCTCTTCTTCCCTGCAGTTATTCAGCTTACGGTCAAACTGATGGTAAATCGTCCCGCTGGTAAGGTTGGTGAACTGGCCACGGAGATAAGCCTTGATCAGCTCGGGCGGGTATGACTCCATCAGCGACGGGATATAGTCCGGCGGCAGATTCTTTTCGTTGTCGAACGTCGAGGCCTGCACCAGGCCGTACAGCGTTGAGAGCGAAGGCTTATCGCGTACAGCCTTTGCGAACTGCTGATAAACGAATTTAAACCCTTCCGGCGTCGTGGTGACGTCGATCCCGTTACGAAGACCGGCCACGTTGTAACGCATACGAGCAATGATTTTTCGCCAGGCTAACTGCGCCTTTTTGGCGGGCATTACGTCCAGCTCATCAATCAGCGCATTACCGATTTTAAAACCAACGATAGTTTGCGGTTTCTCCATCGAGCGGCAAATCGTCGTTCCTCGGTACTGGCGCCCGGCGTAGAAGTGAACCTCTTTGTTTCCCTCATTGATTTTGACATTCAGCCCCCAGTCGTGGGCCACCTCCTCAACAGTAGGATAAAAGATGTCACGGATCTGCTGATACGTTGGCGCAAAGTAACCCTGGTTGATTTTGGGGTGTTCCCACATCCCCTTGCAAATACCGCCGCAGCCGACCCACGTCTTACCGGAACCGAAGCCGGCGACATAGGCCTTAAATTTGTACTGCATCGCAAGGAATTTGGCCTGAGGGATGTTAAGCGTCGGTGCTATCGCCATCCTCTTCCCTCACTCGCGCATCGACTACGTTGATATTGATTGCGACTGGCGTTGGTTCGTCATCCTCCGGATCAGCAGACAGCTCTTTGCGTAATTTTTCGACCTCCAGCTGCCGGCGCTCAATTTCAATCAGCTGCAGACGCTGGGCGAACTCGCTATCAGCCAGGCCGAGCCGTTTCATCACCGCCTCGTACATTCTCTCACGGCTAATAGCGGTAATCTCCACGCCATTCTTCCCAAGCTTCACACCGGAATAGGCAAGCGCAGCATCAGGCGCCAGTTTGCGCGTATCAGCGAAGTATGGCTGGCCGACGCCATCACCATTACAGCGAGGGCATTCCGGGTTAGGTGCGCTGGTGTGGTCGTAACCGTAGCCGCCAACATCGACGGGCTCGCGACGTTTTCGCACAAGCGCTTCGAGTCGCTTCTCTTCGTACTCAACAGCGTCACGCCATTGATACTGGTGACCGAAGCCCCAGCAATAGCGGCAACTCCCGCAGCGATACTGTGATAGCTGGTTGGCGTCGAAGGTGGCCAGGCGCCACATCTGCTCAAGCACTTCATCGGCACTTCCAAGCGTGCGCACAATGGATGCTTTCTGCTGCTGCGCAATGGCCTGCGCAACTGAAGTTTTCTGAAGCAGCTGATAGCCAATTTGTTCAGCAGTCTTCTTGCTATACCCGGCTCGAAAGGCGGCCTGTGTGGCGTTGTTGTCTTTCAGGTATTCCGCGACAAATAAACGTTGTTGACTGGTGAGGCCGTCACCATCCACCAGCTCTTCTGCGCACTTTTCCTTTTGCGCAGTGCGCAGTTTCTTTTGCGCAGGTTTTTGCGCAGTTTGCGCAGTGGGTTTCTTGATGTATCGGCGGGCAGTAGCGTAATTCAGTCCCTGCGCTTCACACCAATCCTTCGGTGATACGCCAGTTGCGGCATGATCGGACAGGAACCGTTGCTGAAGCTCGCCCCAGTCCGGTTTTGCCATGGATTATTCCTATTTAACGTGAGGGAGAAAAAGGAATTACTGATTCTCCATAAAATATTCACTTTTATGTTTTGGAATTAAGGCTCTTTAGTTCAGGAGTTATTATGAAAAGAATTATGCTTGCTGTTTTGTGATCTGTGGTGCGCTGTCCCTTTCAGGATGTATTTTTCCTCCGGGAGGCCCAGGCGGCGGACATGGTGGTGGTCCAGGTGGCGGATTCTCACATGGCCCGGGTTTGCGTTAATTACAGCAGGCCCTTTTCAGGGCCTATTCGTATCAGGTGGTATCAGTCGATACCTCCTTTCCTAAACGAGAAACGACACTTCCATATGCACCGACTGTAATGCCTTAGCTGGCCTGCTCAGCGCCGGTATCAAACAGCGCCAGCGCTTCGGTCGCCTCCTGGATTGCCTTACGGGTCTTCGAGACAATCTCACTTTCTGTGAAAACACGATCAAAGGAATCAGCGAATAGCTCAGACTTCAGATAGCTGTCACCTACCCAGTCAATGGCCAGCTTGGCCGCTGCGGTGTCATAGTTAACTTTCTTGATAATATCCAGGCGGATTTGCTCGGATGCGGTGATCTCTGCCATATGTTACCTCTGTGCGATGAAAGAAACATGTAATGTTCATCTTGGATATGCTATCTATCCACAATGTCAAATTACCGAACCAGGAACGCTTTATGGAAAAACTAAGTTGGGAAGAAGCAAGGGACATTACTGAGTCTTATTTTTTACCCTTTAAGTGTGTTGTTGATGAAGCCCGGAGTGATTACAAAAATGTCGTTCCGTTCGTGGTTTACTACGACTTTGATAATAGCGAAGAGCGATACGGCCCTTTCGCGCTTACAAAATTTAAAGATCCTGAACGTCTTGAATTCATGCTAAGTACACACAAAGCCCAGTTCGAACTAACAATGAAGAAGAGATAAATCAGAATCAGGCGACCTCATAAAAGCGCATTGTGATCCCACTCGGCAGAATGGCTCCTGTAATGCTTTGCCACTTCCCGGAGTGGCCACGCTCATGCCCTTGAGGTGCTGTCGCATCATCGCCGCTTATAACCGGTGCACGTTTGGCTTTCGCGCTTCTTTACCGGAGCTTATTGTTATCTATGAACCCTTACCCATCACTACATAGGCTCGCCATTGCGCGACTCGGAGCAGCACCATGAGACTGCTGCATTGCCCGTCAACTGCGGCATATCCACTTTATTGCCTCATGGTTTTATCCTCATGTGTGGTGAATGTTTATTTCTTCCGTGCAAGGATTAGCAATCAGCTTCAGGGGCGAGCAACTGCGCGACAGGGCCACATGCAGGCTACCTTCACCTTGTTTCCCACAATTGCAAGATCAAAGAGTGCTTCATGCGTTTATTTTGAATAGTTACTGTTTCAGATAAACATAATTTCCTGATCTGCATTAAGGTGATAACTTGAGAAATGGATTGAAATGACTACCCATTCATTCCATGAGATTAGCTGATGAATTTGATTGCTTTACGTTACCTTGTTGATAACGCTACAGACCTCTTAATCGATAGCGCCAATCAAACCCAACGCTCGCCTGATACTACAATCGGCATAGCTAGACAAGTTGCTGCCGAACAGACAATTGAAAATCTATCAGAAGCGCAGCTTTATAATTTTAACATTGCAATTCTGCCATTGATTCATGATGTTCCCTGCAATGGGTTTGCTACACCGATGGATGAAGAGCCTATTGCATGCCCAAACACAATCGATGATGGAGACTTGCTCGAATGCTATGAATACGATTCGTTTGTATGTTCTTCTTGCTCAGATCAAGTTATCGATTTTCATACACATAGAGAGAACTGGTTTAGACGCAACCCATAAATCCAAAGTCTATCCGTATAATTTTTGCCGTCGCGTTAAGTAAAATAAGTCGACGGCAATAAAAAACCACCCGTAAGTGGCCTTTGCGATGACAATGTATGCATCATAAATGAAGAAGGTCTCAATGCTCTGCTATTGCGTTTAGTCAGACGGAGCCTGGAGTTTGAAATATATTGTTTTTGTTAAACCTTGACTCGGTTTATTGGTTTCATAACGCCATTGGGCCATTGCCGCAATGACTGCAGAGTCGAATAGGTGCTGAGGTTCTGATTTTAGGATCCAAACCTTTGATATCTTGCCATCAACACCTACGTTATATCTAACCGCCACACCTCCTTCAATCCTGTTAGCCAGTGCGTAATACGGATATGCAGGATGAGGCGAATATAGCAGCTTTGGTTGAGGGTTTTTAGCGGAGCTGGAACACCCCAGAAGCATACCACACAGGAAGATCGTACCGATAAATCCCTTTTTCATGAAAACACCAATACCGTGAATGTAAATCAACATTATCAAGGTACAGCCTTAACGTGTAGAGGAGAAGACCTATTAATGGTAGACATCAAAGCCCTTCATCCAAAGAGTAGCTTCTTTAGTGCTTAATCTTCCAGCTGAAGCACGCCGTGCTCTTCTGATTCTGAGTAGACGATAAGGCCCTCGTAACCCGGTACAGTGCTGCCGTCATCCGCTTCAAATTCAGGGATGCTGGCCTGAGAGATCGTGTAAGTGGGCTGGCCGTCCTGTAAGCATCCCGGTAAAGCGGACCATTCACATTTAGAGATCTTCCTGCATACTGATTATGTTCCTGGAGGAGATCGCCATGCGCAAAGCCCGATTCACCGAACACCAGATCATCGCCGTTCTGAAGTCCGTCGAAGCCGGACGCACCGTCAAAGATGTGTGCCGCGAAGCCGGGATTTCTGAGGCCTCGTACTACAACTGGAAAGCGAAGTTCGGCGGTATGGAAGCCTCTGATATCAAAAAGATGAAGGACCTCGAAGATGAAAACCGCCGGTTGAAACAGATGTTTGCGGACCTGAGCCTCGAGTGCCGCGCATTGAAAGACGTTATTGAAAAAAAGCTTTAAAACCAGCGATAAAGCGTGAGCTGGTCAGCTATCTGACCGCGCAGTTTGCCATGAGCTTACGTCAGGCATGCAGGATATTGTCGCTGAGCAGGACGGTATTTCGTTATCAGCCGGATACGCAACGTGATGAGCCAGTCATTATGGCGCTGACCGTGGCGGCTGAACGCTATCCGCGATACGGATTTAAAAAGCTTTTTCAGGTGCTGCGCAGGCAGGGCAAAAGCTGGAACCATAAGCGCGTTCACCGGATTTACTGCCTGCTGAAACTGAATTTTCGCCGTAAGGGAAAACAGCGCCTGCCAGTGCGCAATCCGGTTCCGCTGGTGACGCCAGAGGCGATGAACCAGAGCTGGTCCATCGATTTTATGCACGATGCGCTGGTGTGCGGCAGACGCTTCCGGACCTTCAACGTGGTGGATGATTTTAACCGCGAAGCACTGGCGATCGAAATTGACCTGAATATCCCGGCGCAGCGGGTCGTGAGAGTGCTGGACAGGATCGTGGCAAACCGCGGATATCCGCTAAAGATGCGGATGGATAACGGTCCGGAACTGGTCTCGCTGACGCTGGCACAATGGGCAGAAGAGCATGGTGTGATGCTGGAGTTTATCAGGCCCGGCAAGCCAACGCAGAATGCCTTTATCGAACGGTTCAACCGGACATACAGAACAGAAATACTGGATTTTTATCTGTTCAGAACACTGAATGAAGCACGGGAAATTACAGAGCGCTGGCTGGCTGAATATAACGGCGAGCGCCCCCACGAATCCCTGAATAACCTGACGCCGGAAGAATACCGGCTGATGGCTGAAACCCCGGAAATCTCAAAAAGTGCGTGGAACTAAAACGGGTGCGCTTACAGTCCTGCTCAGCGAAGTCTGCCAGAGCTTTAATTTGCTCTGAGGTAAGAACTAATGGAGTCATGGTTTATCCTTTTATGGGGATATTGTTGGCTTTATCCCTTAGTGGGGTTAACAGTCAGCATCTGGCCGGGCAACAGCACGGCATGCCCACATACAGGCTTCCTGCATTTTGGTGCGCGCGATAGCCATGCAGCGCAAAGCCTCTGCTCTCTCGGTTTCGGCCTGACTACCACGCTCGACAACTTCAGCCGTTGTAACCTCTCGCTCAGTATTGAGCAGACTGCAAAAATGCTGGCTGACACCTTTAAGGCGGTTCATCCGCTCAATGTCGCCAGCGGTTAATGTGCGGTAGCCTTTTACAGTGCTGCCGTCCTGCGGTTTAGCTTCACTCATTTCGTAGCCCTTTCGGTTGTACCTAATTTGCTTTTACTGGCTCGTAGGTTGATATTGATGGGATGGAAAGCATGGAGATAACCAAATGAAACAGATACTTTTTACATGGTTTGCTTTTACAAATACCTATGCCTGCATCACCGCCAGCATTAATGTGAACAACTCGCTAATGCTTAATTCAGTTGTGCCGTGGATTGTTGGGGTTTCTCTTGGAGTAATCACCAATTACTTATTGGCTAAAAAACTAAAGGAAAGCGGGTTTCTATAGGGCAGCAGGTTGCTAGCCTGCTTACTTCTTAACGCTGTCCGGCATCACCGCGCCAACAACGCCAGCCAGCGCTACGCCGCCAGCGATGACGGTTTCCTGAATTCCCGGAGGCATCTGATAGCCGAAGACACCGGCAATGACCAGGATGATGCCGCGCCAGGTTGACGGCTCTTTCAGTCGATTAATGAGATAGTTCATGTTTCCCTCAAACAAGAATACTTTTTGCCAGAAGATAGCGAGCTTTGCGGTCATCAATGCCGTTCTGTCCGCCGTTGATAATCTGAGTGACGCGTGTAAGGTCACCGGGATAACGCAAACAGCCGCGTGAGGTATAGAACCAGGCAGCACTCCGCGCCGCATACTCATCCTGTGCCAGCAATTCAGGCTGTTTAACCAGATCAATCTTCAAAGCATCCCCGCAGTCGCGGTAATTGTTCAGGCCGGAGGTCTGGATGAGCCCGCGCCCGCGGTAAAACCAGCCGTCTGTTGCCCCGTTATTCCCCATGCGTTTGCTGTACACCAGATTGGCGATTGCTCGTTGCCTCTCCAGTGGCAACGATGGTTCACCCTGCCGGCGGCCGAGCGAATTAGCCTGACCCTGCGTCAGCCGCCCGGCGCGGACAAAACTACTCAACCCGGCCACGCTATAATTGAAGCTCTCAACAAGCTTGGTAAATCCCATGCTTTCATGCCCTACCTGGGCAATGAACATCGCCTGATCGATAGCTTCTGTTATACCAAACTCTTTCATCGCGGCTGTAATATGCGGAAACCAGCGCGCAGCTAACCCGGCGCTGATGCCAGCCGCCTTCTGGAATTGTGTTTGATTCATTAGTGCCTCAGTGTATCGACCAGACGCGCCACGTTACCCCGAGCCCATAGCACGGCGGCGCATATCATCACGTTTGCCATTACCACCAGCCAGTGGGACTGTACGTAAAGACCGAAGATAAATTGGAAAGGAATACTCGCGTAAATCAATACCAGTAAGTAAGCAAGAATGGAGATACCAGGACGATGCCTGGCACCGCGACGTTGATAAAACATCAAAGCGCAGACAATAACGGCACATATAACCGCATTGACCAGCGCTGCCGGGTCATTTATTACCACTCGAACCTCCTCCCCTTAATCGGGAAAGTAATCCGAACAGGCTGCTCAAGTCCTGGCTGTTAATGAAAGTCAGGACCTTGATGGTGACAGCAGATGCCACCACCGCTCCGAGCGCGTCTAGAGGGCGATCTGTATAGCCTGTCCAGGTAGTAAATTTTGAGCCTAATAATCCGGCAGCCAGAACACCGACAATAAACGACGTCATGAAGTAAGCTATTTGCCTTCCACGTGTCAGGTTTGCGGTCGTTGCCACATAAAACACCGCGCCGCCAAAAGCCCCAAATACTACACCAAAATCGGTATGGGTGATAACGCCATATACGACGGAACCAATTAAACCGCCGCCAAAAATCAGGCCGGTACCAGTTAAAGGATCGGACATTAAGCCCCCTCTTATTGCTGTGAGTCCTCTCAGAATTGAGGGGAAAAAGAAAAGGCCACGCATAAGCGCAGCCTTCAAATAATGTTTTCCTTTGCTTACTGAAACGCCTTATTGATGGCGTAAAAAAGCCCGCCTGAAGGCGGGCAGAAAGTAGGCATTCTAGGTAGTAACGAATCGAAGGCACTCCTAATAGTCCGAGCTACCGATTTACCAGGAAGCATTCACTTTTGCCGTTACGTTCTATAAACATAGAAGGGCAACCGCAAAAGTAAACCTGCCATAAATCTTAAATATGTTTAGTGGCAATGTGGTGCCGGGTGCCTCCCGATGAGCATGCCCCAGTCGGCATGGCCCGCGCTGCATTTACAGGTTTCTGTAACTGACTGGTCGCCCCTCCGCATAGGGGGATTCACCACATCAATACGTTATGCTGCAAACATAGCCAGCGTCAATACAACGACTGTGAAAGACGCCGATATTACGGCTGCCATCACAGCGAACAGCACTGTCGAACAGCTACCAATCGCAGGCATAAAAAACCCGCATTTTATGCGGGTCTGGCTTTTACAGCCTGGATTATCTGAATGCTGAATTCAGAGAAACCTCAGCATCAGGTTCGTGCGTAATTCTGTTTCTGAGATCCCGGCGAATTATCTCAATTGACCAGAACCACACCAGGTGTCCAAATATTTCAGAAACGTTTTCATACCATGGTAGTTCGAACAACGGTGGGGTTAGGCCCATAAGCGGGAACGAAATCATATGGACAAACAGTTGTGCGAGTGCACCTGCAAGCAAACCCTGCCACAGCTTGATTTTTGGAAACACCTCAGCAACTACACAATACCCAACCGCAAACACGATGGAGAATATGATATGCGTTACACCTACCCAGTTAAACACATGTCCGGCGAAGGTATAGACAGCCGCATTTGGATCGGCTAACCCTAACCAGTCACGCAGAAAAATATAAGGAGGGTTAAGGAAGTTTCTGGAACAATCAATTTGCCCGGCAGCTCGAATTAATGACTCTGGTCCACAGGCACTGGTAAACATGTCGACAGGGCTACGAGGTGGTAATGGTACTTCAGCACCCCATTTAACAAATGCAGAAACCACCCCAGAAATAAGCCCGATAAACAATGCAGCGCCATAATGCCGTCTGCGAGGTTCGGTTCGCACAAAAATATCTTTTAACGCCATAAGACCATCACCTATAAAGAATATTTACAGTTCCTTAATATTCCTTAAGATTGGCGCATGGCATTTTGATTCAGATCACACTTTATAGCCGATTTCAGGCATTTGTTTTCAAAAACACAAAACCCTGCAGTAGCAGGGTTTATATGAATGATTTCGTTCAGGCGTTTTATTCCACGATTCAAAATATACACGACAACTTCGGACAAAATCAAGTATCGTGCGCTTAAAATGCAAAATAATGGGACCATTTACTCAATCAGCTGTTGCTCGTTGAAATTCTTTATCTGCCTTCTCCTCTTCCTTCCAGCATTGGTCCACCAGCGCATCGCAGAAAGGTTTCCAGTTGCGTGTCCATGTTCTGATGTGCAGGTCTGGGATAAGCGTCAGAATCGCTTTATAAGCAGCAGTAGACGGCATCGTTGAAAAACCATTCCCCGAACAGCGCTCACAGATTTTATATACCGGAGCTCCCTGCTCTTTTGTCGCTTTGCGGTCGAGAACCTGGCCTGTACCACCGCAGCGGCAGCGTGCGTTTATCTTTCCCTTACCGTCACAAGCTTCACATTGAGCGCTTATGCTGGCTGTTACTTCAGTCCACTTATCCCAGTCGGAAGGACGGACAGCACGGGATTTTTTCGCCCAATATGGAGCTTTGCCCCACGGGTTAGAGACTTTGCGTTCCGTAGTGGTTGTTTCAATTTTCCCGGTGCCATTGCATACCCTGCAGGCTCCCGTTGTTTCCGCGGACCGGGAATACTCCGCAAAAGCAAACTTCGCCAAAATCAGGCAGCAGTGCCCCAGCTCTTTACCCGCGGTTTTGCGTACGTTCTTCGGTGCGGTTTCAATCGCATACCGCGCTAGCGCCTGGACGGCCAACTGCTCATCCGCCTTGCTGATGCCAGCCTTTCCGAAGAAAGCGGCCAGGCCGAAGCGCGCACGACTGCTGGTGGTACCGATAGCCGCCATAACATCTGTTCCGGTCAGGCGATTTGGTGTTGTGCTTTTCACGTCATCGCTTATGTGCATACCCTGAGGGCTGAAATGTTTTAAGGATGCTTCGAGTTTCATGCTTCACCTCCAAAGAGGTAAAACACTGAATGTAATAAAACGCAGGTGCATTTCTGCATCTGTGACTGGTTGAAAGGTGTTCTGAATGTCGTTTGCACTTTGAGTCCCCTCAAAGCGCAGAAGTCACCAGAGTTGTTCAGGCTCCGATGACATGATTATGGCTGGTTGATCATTGTAAATCAACTACAAATATAGCCAACCACGAAGGCTGGCTATATTTTCGTAGGTAGGCATATTACCAACTATCACGATAATCAAATGAAATCTGGTAAAGATTTTTATCAGTTTCAATTTTATTTTTAAAATGAGGTTGCAATAAAGGAATCCAACTCTCTTCTAAATCAAAGCCACCATTATTGATATTATCCTTTAAAGGAATACCAAGGCTTTCGATAACCGAACCATCATCACCAAAATCCTTAGAGTACTCTTTGCCAACTAATAAATCTGTTTGCTTATTAAACCATTCTAATCGTAATTTCAGTCCCATTAATTCACCTCAAAGATATTTTTTGATGTTACGTTTAGGGTCCGGACCTTTAAGTTGCTTGCCGGTGTTTGGATCAAATGCTCCAAGATGAGAGCCGTCGCTAGCTCTGTAACCTTCAAGTTCTCCATGCTGCGAATCCCACTCATAGATTTTTCGTCCTTTATCTCCCACCCATCGATCTCGTCGTCCACCTCCCCCTTGTTTTGGAGTTTTTTTCCGAGACTCAATCAACTCCCCCAACCCCTTAATTTCTTCAGTTTTTGGAGCCGGATGATAATCATGTCCGTAGTCTTTTACTCCTTTCCTGGGTTGACTAGTCATTACATAAATAGGTTCAACACCTGTCCCAGAAGCATCCGGCTGCCAGTAGATGAAGTCCTGTAGTGGCGGAATGTCTGCAATCGGCAAAGTTGTCGTGACGATACTGTCAGCCTGCTTCACCTCTGTACCGGTGTGAACAGGTGTTACTGGCACTGGCCCGCTATTGCCGGTATGCCACGGAGCAGCAGGGCCAATTGGAACCGGATTCACGAGGATGGTCCGCGACGGCGCACCAGACATCGCCGGTACCGTTATTTTATCAAGGCCAGTAGTACTGTCACGTACAGCATCCAATACAGGAACAGTGGAAGGTACTCCATCAGAACCGGTTTTTACAAGCATCAGAGACTGGCGCCCATCAGTTTCCGAAGAGATGAAGCCACGTACCGGGAGGTTGACGCTCTTCATGCCCGGTTCGATACTCAGCTTACCCGCCGTGAACAACCTGGCTTGCGCAGCCAACATCTCGATATCCCTACCAGGAACCTTACTGTCGCTTCCGCCACCTGCGCGAGGTGAAAAGAATAGCGTCGATGCTGCGGCAACCATGGGACCAACAGTACTAGCTGTTGCAACACCAGCTACACCTCGCCATAACGCTGAGGCAATCCAACCTGAGAATTCAGCAGTAGCCGTCATTACTGCACTAGCAGCAGTAGTTAAGACGCCATTAATTTCTGCAGCCAAAGCGGATAACTGTATCATCGCTGGAGCACGATTCAGTAACCTAACACCCGGTGTCAAAAACAACGTAGTGGCTGCTTTTGTCATCTCCAGTGTATAAACAGGAGTGTCCTTAATCCCAGCCTTTGCAAAAAGCGCCTTTCGAGCCTCCTCTGCTTTCCGTCGCTCAGCTTCCGCTTTAGCTCTTGCCTCTGCTTCAGCTTTCTCAGCCGCAATTCTGTCAGCTTCAGCTTTTGCTTTTGCCGCTGCCTCTTGCTTCCTTGCCTCCTGCAATTTCCGTTCAATTTCTGCCTGCTTGCGCTGTTCTTCTTCCTGCGCTCTCAAAGCAGCCTGATAAGCTTCTTCAGCCCTTTTGGCTTCCCTTTCAGCCTTTTTACGAGCTTCTTCAATTGCCTTTTGACGGCCTATAAACTCGGCCATTGCGGCCATTTGTTGGTTATTCTGATGAGCAAGATCAATAACAGTAGGCCGCGTTTTGTTGTTCTGAAGCGCGCGATCCACTACATCTTTCAGATGTTGCGTGAGTTTGGCCTGTTTTGCTTTTGCTGCCTGCTGAGAAAGCATGGCAGCCTTGGCCCTTTCAGCCTGCGCAGCCTGCGTTTTTGCAAGATTCTCTGTAGTCCATTTTGCAGTCGCATGAATTGCTGCTGAACTTTCAGCCTGTAGTCGGGTTAGAGACTTTTTACCTAAGTCGGCCTGGAGGCTACCACTTCCAGGAATAATAGGTGCTTCATTCCCAGAAAACCCTGTGCCGCTGCCATCTCCACCAATGACAGTCATCTCCTCTTCGCCGTTTTCATTGACGCCAAGTGATACCATTCCAGGTGGTGCGGGGGTAAGAGGAACCGGTTGATTATCTGCCATCACTCTGTCTCCTGACCACTACGAGCTTCCAGATCGGCTAAACGCTTTTCCAGGGCAAGTCGAGCCTGACGTTCTTCCTTAAGCGCTTCAATAAGTAGTGCTACCACTCCATTGATATTGATGCTGCGAGCATCCTTCAACACACTGCCGTCATTGAGTGTAAGTTCCGTCTTTGAAACAGCCTGTGGAAGGACTTCCTCCAATTCCTGAGCGATTACACCAGCTTCGGTAACGCCCTGCTTCAGATAGGTGTAACCACTAATACAATCGAGCTTTTCTAACGCATTATCGATTTTCTCGACCTGGGTTTTCATTCGCGCATCAGAGCTACTGTTCCAGGCACCATTGGTGTAAGCATGGCCATCATTACGGAATTCATACCACCCCTGCGCGCCACCATTAGCTACATGTAGTCCGAGGAAATGATGCTGACCAATACGCTCATAGTGATAAAAGTCTGCGGATAAATCCCCCGCGCCCTGAATCCATAACGCATTGGTTTTACGGTCTTTATCATTGTTGACGTTACGGTTACCTGCAGCTTTAATCCATCCCTCTGAATTGCGTTTGGTAAACTGCCCGGCATCCAGTTCGGCATTTGATCGAACGCGCAGTTCGTTCCAGCTACCCTGCCAGTCACGATAAGAGAGTAGACCGTAATCTTGCTTGCCTGCTTCTACCCTGGCGCACATCATCATTTGGGTGGTGATATTACCGCTTGTAAAATCGGTATGAATGGATGGGGATGAATAGGTCTGTCCATTTATGATCGGCGACGGGCCGGTCGTACGCGCCGAAATGCCTGCATCATGCGAAACTACAGCCCCACCAGAAATGTCCACGCCATTACGGAGAGAAACACGACCAGTTTTGAGATTGAAAGATAATGGGCGAAGGGTGTTCCATTGCCCGTCTTGCGCCTGATCTTCTGGAGTTACAAGAGCATAAAAGTCATTACCGTCATTGCGCAGAATAACTCCCGTTTTACCACCCGCCAGACGAAAAGCGTTCTGAGATTTAGAAACCACTTCACCATCAGTTACAACACGTTTACGCAACGTAGTCAGTGATTTCATTTCTGAAATATCGTCGTTAACACCGCTTAAAACTTGTGCATTGATTTTTTGATCAACCATTTCCATTTTCCTTGTCGATTGCTAAAAAATAACCACTGTATAAATACACAGCTGTGTATTTATACAGTGGTTATACACCTGGTTTTTCAACTCGTCAACGTCGGTTTAGTATCCGGATACGAGTCGGTCCTTTAGCTAGATGCAGAGGTAAGCCCCTGAGCATTAACCCAATAGTGCTGTTCTTTAGGACTTAGTACTGAGCATTTAGGTGAGAGCAATCGGTTGGAGGGTTGCTGCCACTGTTGCAGCAGACAGTAGTCAACCTATCTTTGACATAATACATGCCGAGAGAGTGCCACTCGGAGGTCTATTGATGAGGATTGCTTAACAACATAGAAATAAAAAACCCGCCGCAGCGGGCTTTATCATGCTGCAATGCCTTTTTTCAGGCACATATCAGGTAAATTAGCCCTAACCAGCGCCTCAGCGAACAGCGGCGGCACAGCGTTGCCATAGCGCGCTACCTGCTTGTCCTTTGCGTATTTCACGCCGCGGCTTGGGTATTTTAGTCAGAAAAGATCACCATTGGTGAGGTATGGTTGTAGGGGCTGATCTAGAACGGTGAAATTGCCGTTATGCAGCTTGATGCCCTCTTGAGTGAAAGTCACGCTTCCCCTCCGGAGAGATAAAACGCTGAATGCAGAAAATCGCAGGTGCATTTCTGCAGCTGTGACTGGTTGATATGTTTTCTGGTTGTCGTTTGCACTTTGAGTTCCCTCAAAGCGCAGAAGTCACCGGGGTTATTCAGACTCGGATGACATGATTATTGCGGATTGGTTAGGTAAACTCAAAAGAAAAGCCTCCTAAGAGGCTTGATTTTCATTTGCTTTCAATGGCTGACTGCTTAAACGCTTCAATTAATCTAGTCGCATCTTCCTTTCCGCCCGGCAAGACATTCGATTTCTTAAGAATATAAGGCGGAAACTTGGTTGTCAGGTATTGATGCTTGAACCAGCGGCGAAATTCCGATAACGCTGCATCAGGGTAAGCATTGATAATTTGTGGATTTGACCTAGCTTGAAGAAAATCATCTGGATAGTAATGCTCACAATCAATCCTTTCTCCGAAATCCTCCGAAAGACTTGCATCTTTCCAATGCCTGGCCCAGCAAGCTCCTACACTACCATCTGGAACGGTGTGTTGGTTTATAGCAAGGCCCGCATTAATGAGATCTACCATCATGCCTGCAATTTCATTGAAGATAATGAAGTAACCATCAGGTATAGACCGCTTATCTTTGAGCAATGAGACTCTGTCATGGTAATGCCGCCATGGATCTTCAGGCTGATACTTAAGCGCTTCATAGATAAAGGTCTTAAGACCTTTTTTAGCAAGCTCACGATAAGATCTAATGGCCGTTTCACTTTCGGCTTGTTTTGCTTCAAAAGCATAGTATTCGAGGATCGCCATGCAAACGACATCTGGATATGCATGATACTCAACACCATTCCTAATTATAGGAATGTATAGCTTTTCATCAGAAAATCCTTCGTTTAAAAGGTATGTACCAATAAAGGTCATTCTTCCTTTTCGGAAAATGCCATGCTCTACTGATTCTGCCCATTCATCAGTAATTTCCTTGATTCTTAAACGCTGTACACCACAAACACTTGCAAGTCCACTTTGCGTCAGATAAGGAATTCCGTTATCAAGAACTCCCATCTCGATGCCGTTAATTACTGCCTCTTGCTTTACTTCAAGATCTAAAGGGATAGTCCGAAAAGAGGTCGTTCTCTGCTGTGTCATATTTACCCCTATTGCTATGATTTAATTGAAAAAAAAGGTGTTCTCTCACAACGAAAACATCCTATGATAACGTTACCAAATTGGGAAAGATTAGAATAAGAGAAAGCTGTTCATACTTTATGCTTTAAACTATATGTTGTTGTGGCCTTTCCTGCACTCGTCGTCAATCTTCATAGCACTCCACGTATGCGCATGTGATGATCGCGAATTTTCTTAGCTTATTTAGTGTCAGTACATGCCTTTCGTGAACATCGTTCCCCTTCCCTTGAAGCAAGTTGTACTAATAACCCAGAAGACAAGCAAGCAAATTTTACAATAATGCTTGCTGAAAGGTTTATCCCAAACGATAATGCCTTCATCAATTATTCAAGGAGTCCATTATGACCATTGAAGACGAATCCCCACAGGTTAAGGGTGGGAAAGCTCGTGCAGAGAAAATGACAGCGGATGAACGCAAAGAAGTTGCCCAGAACGCAGCCAACAAACGCTGGCAAAGGATCAAAACGAACCTTCCGACGGCCCAGTTTGAAGGTGTGCTAAAAATTAATGACACTGAACTGGAGGTGGCAGTACTCAACAATGGAAAGCGAATAATTTCTCAATCCTCCGTTTTAAAGCGTTAGGGAGACCAAGTCGAGGCGTAAGAGCTACCCTTGATGGTGAGATCATACTGCCTGCTTTTATGGACGCAGCCAATCTTGTTCCATATATTAATCAAGATCTTATGGAGGTGATCAAACGCGAGCGGTTTTTAGACAATTCAGGGGCTGAACTCGAGGGTTATGATGCATCAATACTCCCATTAGTATGTGATGTTTATTTAAAAGCCAGACAAGATGGTGCGCTGAAAACAAACCAGATGGATACAGCTCAAAAAGCTGAAATCTTAGTTCGTTCGCTTGCAAAAGTCGGGATCATCGCCCTAGTTGATGAAGCGACAGGCTATCAAGAAATTCGCCCCAAGGATGCTTTACAGGCCTATTTAGACAAAATAATTAGTAAAGAACTTTCTGCGTGGGCTAAAAAGTTCCCTGACGAGTTTTACGAAAATATTTACAAGCTGAAAAATTGGCCTTGGTCGGGTATGAGTAAAAACCGGTTTAGCGTAGTCGCCCATTACACTAGGGACCTTGTATATGAGCGTCTCGGCGACTCTATTCTTCAGGAACTTGAGAAAAAAACACCAAAACAATTGAATGGTCAGCGGAAAAACAAAATGCATCAATGGCTTACTGCTGATGTCGGAAACCCCATGTTATCGCAACACTTGCATTCTTTAATTATGGTTCAGCGATTAGCCATCGCCAATGGATATGGATGGAATAGGTTTATTAAAATGGTTGATCAGGTCATGCCGCGCAAAGGCGGTACCTTTGAGCTTGAACTTAACGATACTTCACTTGATTAATTATCACAATGTTCACGTTCAAATTGTCATAAACGTTGGTCGTGAATGTAGTCCTATAAAACTACGCTAATTTCTTTTTTGATTACTTATGATACCAAGTCGGATACCGCAAATATTTCGTTTATTAACGCAGCTTACGTTCATCGGTACCGGCTTTTTTTCCAGCCACATATGGTTGATATGGTGCTGCAGTCGGCGCTGGTGGTGCGCCGGGGGTGTCCCGGCTTTTTCAATCTGAGTGAAGACCATGCTGACTTCCGCTGGCCATAATGTTTCAGGCACATCCACCAGCAGTAGGCTTTCCAGTTCCTGTAGGCGTTTGCAGGCGTATTCCAGTGAAGAGTCCATTATTTCACCTCCACATCAATGCAGGCGATAATACAGCCACGTTCGATCGCTTCTTTAACCCAACGGCGGTAAGTCTCCGGATGGAATACTTCGGTTTTACCGGAACCACTCCAGAACGCCTTTGAGCTGATATCGGGTAGTATGATGGTCAACGGTTTACCAGCAGTGACATCGTTAACCGGAGAGCTGGTGTGCAGCACCTCACCTGTTTTTGGCAGCGAACCAAGAGCTGGCGCGGGATTGATGCTGGTCAGCGACTTTGCCTGAAGCATGGCTGCGCGCAACTTACCAGGTACATCAGCCCACACGCCAGAATAATAACTAGTGTTAGGGTCGGTATGCTCCAATAGGTCCTCTATCGCTGAGGCTGCGGTATGAAGCAGATCTGCGCTGACTACCGGCGCTGGCTGCTCTTTGATGTGCAACCGCGGCTCACCGTCTTTCGGCTCAGGCCATTGGCGAGCTTTATTAATCGCCAATTTTTCAACCATCGCCCTGGTGATGAATTCATCCGAGATCCCCATACGGCGCTGAGCATCCCACAACAAAAACTGCATATCAGCCCATTCAAGAGGGTCATGTGGGTCTGCTGCCGCTTCCAGCGCTTCTTTGCTGAGGTGCTTCAGCGGACCAATTGGGCCAACATCGCCGAACGTAGCCTGTGACCACTCGGCGTGTTCGCGGCGTACCTGGTCACGCTCAGGCGCAGGCTGCGAGTGGCGATAGAGCGGCAGTACAGCCACATCATCATCTGTTGCGACAAATTCTGCCCGGCGTTCATCGTTTGTAACATGCCATTTCTCACGATAGTGCCATGTCCAAGCCACCGGCTCGCTGTCCATTGCGGCCAGCGCCAGTTCAGCAAGCTGCAGGTCAGCCAATATTTCTTCGCGCGCGCTTTCGAATGCTGTCTGTCGTGATGCCATTTTCAGAGCTTTGACGTTTTCACGAGCGCGTTCGTGAAGCTGCTCTCTGGTTAATTTACTGGTCATTGGTTGGCTCCTTCTGCTGCCCGGTTAACTATCACGCCGTCATATACTTCTTTGAGGTGGCCGCGCAGGTCCATCCGGCGCAGGGCGCTATACATGTAATCGCACTCAGCCTGTTTATTGGCCTGAAACGGCTTATGCTCCCGAGAGCACCACAGCGCGTTTCCCGGCCAGCCGTGGACTTTGTATACGCGCCCACTCCTGACGTGTAGGAGTCCCCAGCCGGGCGGCAAGTCAGATACTTCGATAAAGCCAGGCTCTGCCATGAAAAAGCGCCAGTCTCCCATGCCCTGGTTCGGCATTCTTCTGAATGGCTTTTTCTTGTCCGCCAAAAAGTCAGAGCGGGAACACTTAACTTCAATCAAACAGGAGGCCAGGTTACGGAAGCCGATAGCGTCAGGCTGCTCACCTGTGGCAACGGCAGCGACAAAGCGATCGTGAAACGCCACCTTGAAACCGTTGTTTTGCAGAAAGCGGCAGGCTATCTGGCAAAGTTCATCGTGTGTCAGTGCCATCACTCAGCCTCCACCTTGATGCCAGCGGCGAGGCTGTAAGCGGCCATGCTCTGCTCATAACCTTTTTGGTCATCTGTCTGTCCGAGACTAAAGCCGTGTTGCAATCCACTACGGAATGCACTGTCCTGCAATTTGTCAGCAGAGTCTAAGCGGGACTCCAGCCCAGCCAGCTGGTGCTCAGCGAATACCGCGCGAGTATCTCGTTTGTTGAACCAGAACATGCGGGAGCCACAGCACATGTCGAGAATGGTTTGCTCGGTCATTAGGCCCCCTCGCGCAGCTGCTTGGCGTAGTAGTCACGCAGCGCGCCGGCGGCAACGGAAATAAGCGTGTCAAAATCACAAACAACCGTATCGCCGTTGTGCTGTTCTGAATTTGCGATCACCTTAAGGGCACTAACCAGCGGTGCTGCAGCATCAGCCTTAATCCCGGCCAGGTAGGCGTCGGTTACGGGGGGTTCAGGCTTAAGTGCGTTCAGAACGGCGTGGATAACTTCTGTTTCGTTTTCAACCCATGACCACTCGGAGGTTTCATTCCAGTCATGATCCATTACTGCGGTTTCCATGAATGCATCGACTGCTTCGGATGGGATTTCCTTCTGGCTAAATACATTCTTCAGCGCCACATTCTCCGCAGCCAGCTTATCCATTTCGATGCTACGACCTTTCCAGCCCTCCCACATTGCAGCCATCATCATGAACCAGACATTCCCGCACCCCACTTTCTTCTCGTTAAAGAACCAGGTAACAAACTCAATGCTCATCTCGTTTTGCTGCGCAATTTGTTCGATTTCGTTACCCATGAATAGCCTCCTGAATATCTAAAACTCGCTGAAAAACAGGACTGCCAAGCAGGCTGTAATTCATCCCAACAGCAACTTTCGGCACCAGGCCAAAACGCTTCATGTCAAAGTCGATGACGGCCCGCTGATCGCGGAACAGCCCCAAACGACCATGCCGGACAACCTCGCCAGTCGCTTCTGCTTCGGAAAAATACCGCTGAACAGTAGCGCGGCTCAGCCCCAGTCTTTTCATTGCTTCGGAGGTCGTGAGACGCCCCTGATGCCTGGTGATCCGAATCACTGCGCGGACGTACTCTCTGCGCTCAACTGCTGACAATGCTCTAGCCATGATTCCGCCCTCTGCCTAAACCGAATTTCGCTCGAATTTCCGCAATTTTGTTTAAGCCCTGCTCATTGCTCAGCGGACGTCCGCCCAACTTTGGGATTTGCTTAACAGGCTCGGGGATAGCTTCACCGGTCTTGATGCGACGAACCATACGCAGCAGCTCGTCAGAGGCTTTACGGCGCAGTTCGGAATCACTCAGCGCATTTGCACGCATGTCGGTATACAGCCCCGTAACCAGCCAATAGCAGGCTTTATGTTTCAGCGTTAACGGTTCGATTTCATGCTCAGGCCATGGGTAAGACTCAGCGTCTGGATACTGACCGCGAGTCCGGCAATACTGGTAAACCATATCAACCAGCTCACTCGCGTCTGGCAGGCCTACAGTTACCGCCTCCTCAGAACGACACCAGGCGACGAACTGTCCCGGAGATGGCATGAATGGTTTTTCCTGTTTGCGCGCAACCCGCATTCCTGCGTTAATCTGCTCAACCGTGGTGATCCCGTTCTCTTTGAACGCCAACAACCACTGGCGACGCATCTCGTTGAGGTCTTCCACTGATTTGTTGGCCAGCACCGGGAAGACGGCAAGCAGCTGGCGGAACAGCTCGTTGAAGATCTCCGCAGTCTTGGCCGCCTGGCGCTTTACTGCCTGCTCGTCCTGCATTTCCGGAAGCCCGGCAGCCACTCGCTGGAAGTTTTCACGGTCGAAGTTGTGCATGCTTTCTGCGATAGATTTCATTCGAGTACCCCGTCGATCCAGTCTGTGTTGTCCAGCGCACTGGCGCCTGATGAGTTTCTTGATGGACCATGGCTGCGCAGGCGTTTAGTTGTGAGATGATCCCATTGCTTACGTAGTTTTGAGGGGCAAAGGATGTTTTCCTGCCAGAAACCGTCCTCATTTGCCCACTTGAACAGTTCGCAGATCTCATAGTGAGTGCGCTTGTCCTGCAGGCGCATCAGGCGGATGGTGTTCGCCCATTCAACCCAGTTCGGCTCTGAGAGGGAGGCGTTCACGGTGAGGGCTTTATCGAAAATCCATCGCGCGGCTTTGAGGTCGTCAGCTGTTCCCCAAGATTTACCCGCAGGGGTATAAATCCCATCGGCCGCTTCTGGATGACGAGAGAGAAACTTCAAAGTTTCCTCGTTTCGGGATTCTTTAGAATTCCGAGACGAAGAAGATCTTTTACTATTGTTCTTGTATTGGGTGTCTCCCGTTTCCGGGAAAGGTTTTCCCGTTTTCGGTAACACTTTTCCCGATTCCGGGAAGAGTTTTCCCGTTTTCGGTTTGTCTAAAATCCACTCAGATAGCTCAGTATTTATACCGACAATTTTCATCACTCCCTGCTTATGAGCGAAGATAATTTTCCGCTCCGCGAGAGATTTGATTGTGTCGGAAATATGCGACTCTCCGAGGTCTGTCAGTTCAGCAATCACCGTATTTGTTACTCGGTCCTGCTTCTTGTTCCATCCATAGGTAAGCCAGATAACAGCCTCAAGACACTGCCACTCACGACCTGACATCCGCAGACGCGGCTTGAGCTTCTGTATCTCGTTTGCGATCTTGGTATACCCGTTAGCCAGGTCGGCCATTTGACCTCCCGAACGCTCGGTTTTAATCGGAAAATTGATAACTTCAGCGGTATTTGACATACTCACTCCGTGAACTAAGAGCCCTTTTTTCACACCCCGAAGACTGGCTGTGTTGGCGCACAACAGTCTTCACCCTTTCAGAACAACCCAGCCTGGTCGCCGCCCTTTCGCACTTTACGCTTTGCTTCCCGGCGTTCAGCTGCGCTGGTCTGCTTCTCTGCCCATAACTTTGCGTGTCGCATAACATCATCAAACATTCCCCCTTTTCGGCTTGCCTGTGACATCCGCTTGTACATATTGACCGCCTGGTATGCCCCCCTGAGCCACTGCTTGCGTGAAGCCCTGGCGAAGAAGTTCCTCGCGGACGTTCTTCTCAATAAATTCGATGTGATTCATGGATACCCCGCTTACATCACGCCGAGCATTGAGCTCACGATCGTCATCAGCGCTCCTGTCTGCTCAGGCATTAACCTGAAAAGCGACGCTATTCCCTCGCTCACCTCCTTCAGTTTCTGGTGCTCTGGCGCGTTCAGCATCACCGCCTGCTTTGCTTCAGCGCATTCCTTCATGGCCGAAGACAGGCGCGACAAAATATCGTCCTGAGGCATCAGGCGATGGCGGAACTCCAACGGAAGAACGGTCATGATTGCCGGGGTAAGAAGGCGAACGTACTCGCGATAGCGCTCAGACTCGGCCGGGTTGTCCAGGTAGCGAAAAAGCTTCTGGCGGGCACGGCTGATGTCATCAGGAAACGCGATCTCCTCGCCGCCCTGCTGTCGCCACTCATCGATGATGTATGCCGAGACAACATCCTGCCCTTCAGCTGCTGCCCAGGCGCGAACGGCAGAGCGAATACCGTCGTGATCTAACTCTCTCAGCTGATTTCGCTTTATCAAGGCACCGGTGTTGAATCCGGTATTTTGTTGATAGGTAAGTGAACGCATGATTTTCCCTTTAATGTTCAGAGTGCCGTATTACGCGGAGTGACGAATACAAGGCTTTCTTTGAGCACCGGGGCCTGGCTGTGAAAAAATCTTGTAGCATCTTCAATTGCGGATGCCATTTCGGGAGATGCACGGCGATTACCGTAGGCAATCTGATCCAGATAGCCCGGTGTCGTATTCGCCAGCTTCGCTAGTTGTGCCCATTCGTCAGTTGTGGCGCCCTTACGCCAGCGGTGTAGTTCTGTACTCATTGGTGTCTCCGGTTGAGTCAACAATTTTGGAGTTTAGCGTTATGCTAAATACTACGCAAGCAACATTTAGCAATTTGCGCATTTATCATTTTGCTAAAAACGACAACAATGCAGGGATGGAAAATAAAGAAATCAGAAAAGCCAACCTGGAATCTCTGTACGAGAAGCGCCAGAGCGAGTCTGGAATGACAAAGGCACAGTTCGCCGAACTCATTGAGACAAGCCCGGCAGCTCTTAGCCAGCTTCTGGGTCCAAATCCTCATCGCAATATTGGCGATAAGATGGCCCGCAAAATTGAGTCTGCGCTTAATCTGCCTTTTGGCTGGATGGATGTTTTACATGCCAAAGAAACATCTTCGAACGTTTCGTTTCGAGGATTGAATGAGACGAAAGGAAGTTATCCTGTAATCAGCTGGGTAAGCGCGGGGCAATGGATGGAAGCTGTAGAACCATATCACCGACGAGCGATCGATCGTTGGTACGATACGACTGTTGTATGCTCTGAGGACTCCTTCTGGCTGGATGTAAAAGGAGATTCAATGACCTCTCCTGCAGGTCTGAGCATACCTGAAGGGGCTGCTATTCTGGTAGATCCTGAAGTAGAGCCTCGAAATGGAAAATTAGTGGTTGCCAAACTAGATGGCGATAATGAAGCTACTTTTAAGAAACTAGTTATCGATGCTGGCAGACGCTTTCTAAAACCCCTTAACCCTGCTTATCCGATGATCGAAGTTAACGGCAACTGCAAAATCATTGGGGTTGTCGTTGACGCTAAAATTCTGAATATTCCCTAAACTCCTATTTGGACTCCTTAGCCCGCCTTTGCGCGGGCTTTTTTGTCTCCTCAATGTCCCTCCTCGTTATCGACAGAACTTAAATCCATTATTAATCAATACGCTAAAACAACACACCAGATAATTTAGCATTTTGCTATTGCATGAAATTTAGCGACACGCTAAATTTACCACGTTGCAACATCACAGATATGTAGTAATTAGAGTCAAGCCGAGAGGACTCGGTGATAACAACCGACGGCCATCCACCGTCTTACATTAAGCGCAGAAGTATTTCTTGTTCCGCTGGCCACGTAATGGCTGAGGTTGAAATGAGTAAGCAAGGCATCAGAGCCATGGTCATTTCAGCAGTAATTGGGCTCTTCATCTGGATCGCGCTTTTCTGCGCACTGAGGGAGTTATTTACATGATTGATTTCGCACGCAAACCCGCTCGTCAGCAGGCTGTTCGTTTAAGTCCGCTGTCAGCTTTCATCCGCCGGGTGTGCTACATGCTCGCGCAAAAAGGAGACCCTTCATGAGCACGATGTTCGCTCTGGTTCTCACCGTCAGCATGCTGACGGGCGGTAATCAGGATGTCCTGCTCGGCGTTTACGACACTGAGAATGACTGCAAGGCAGCTGCAGAAGAGCAACATGTGAAAGCTGAATGTTATCCGCTGAAAGGTGTACTGGACGAGCATCCGGCAGGGTTCACGGTGCAAATGTAGGGGGAAGAATGCAGAAGAAATGCGGTTATTGCCGCAAAGCTATCGAGGGAAAACCAGTGGTAAGCACCCTGTTGTACCTCCAGGGGAACCAGCTCGCACGGAAAGAAAAAGAGTATTGCTCAGAACGTTGCGCCTCTCACGACCAGATGGCTCACGAGGGCTAACGTAAACCCGCCGAAGCGGGCTGTACGTCCGGTGCCACCGACCAAAGTTACACCGGAAATTACCAAAACCAATGACCACCCTGAATGGGCGCTACCAATGGCCCGGGGGATTCTACATCCAAAATAGAGGCTATCACATGGAATATTTTTATCTGATAAAAGCGACTCAAAAATCGGGTAAAGCTGATGCCGTAATCTGGCGCACTAATAAATCAGAAGCTCGCGCCCTTCTGCAACTGGACGTCGATCTGGAAGACGCTGGGATCGAAACAGGCCGCGGCAAAGACTATCAAAAACCAATTCGCACCGATTTCCCGGTATTCAATGACCTACCAGCGGAAGGCGTTCTCAATTACTCATGGTGCGAACGCTACCAGCTCGGCGATGATGGCCGCACCTGGGCTCTGAAGCCAGGTCAGGCGCCTGCGGATCATCACATCGATGATGCCGGAGTATCCGCTGAGCCCGTTAGTGGCGTGCTGGTTGATGCCAATACTACTGGCGACGCGGCACAAGGTGAGACCGTGGAAACTTTCGGTAGCGATGAATACCAGGACGATTCGAGCGCGCTTTTTAACGTGGCAGAACTCCCCTTTCGCGCTCAGCTGCTGGCGCAGTATATGGCCGAAGAAAGTCACGTTTATCATATCAGCATGCCTCACCGGCAGGAGCTGTCAGTTCTTGAAATGGACACTGATAATGCTGCCGCCCAGGATCTGATTCTGGCCGCCGAGAATATCCCTGAAATCAAAAAATACGATATGCCGGCACTCTGGAAATTCACAAGTGCCAATAAAAAAGTCTTCCCCGAAGGGAAACGGCATGAGCTCGGCAAGCGTATCCAGTTTGCAAAGCTGTGGTTCGCCACGAACGCGATTGACCGCGGCATTCTCACCAGGGAATGGGCTGCCGGTAACTGTATTTCTTCAGTTATGAAAACTGATGCAGGTACGAATGCTTGCGGCGGTAATAAAACCGATCGCAATCCTGACTACACCCATACCCTTGATACGCTCGATGTAGAAATAGCTCTGGCCACAATGCCGATGGATTTCGATATCTACAATTTCCCGGCATCAATTCACCGCCGGGCCAAAGAGATAGTCCAGAAGAAAGAAAGTCCGTTCAAGGAATGGTCTGCAGCGCTGCGCAAGGTCGCAGGCATCCTGGATTATTCACGCGCAGCCATTTTTGCCCTTATTCGTGGCGCCACCAGCGATATTCACCATTTCCCTATAAGCCTGCAGACCTATATCAATGCGAACCTGACCGAGCATAAGCATGACGTCCCTTCTGCTGAGACGCTTGAAAAAGCCGGTCATGTTTCATCTGCCGCCGTCACTCTGGACGCTGTGAAAAAGGCTATCGATGGAGATGAAGGTGTGCCTGACCTGGAAACTCTCCCAACTGACTTTCAGGTAATTGGCACCGAACTTGTGAAAGAAGCTCAAAAGAAACGACCTGACGCTAATCAGGTTCTGGCCGCCGAACGTGGCGAATATGTCGAAGGTATCAGTGACCCCACGGATCCGAAGTGGATAACCGAAGACCTGACCAAGCCCAAACAGCCTGAAGTTTCAAACATGGGCAATGGTGTTTTTTCGATTGATGGTCTGATGGATAGCCAGACATCACCAGCACCAGCACCAGCACCAGCACCAGCACTTTCTATCGTGGACCAGGCGCGCCAGCGCGCTGCAGAAGAAAAATTACATCCAGCTAATTCCGGGGAAACCACCAGCAATGTGCAGATGGAAACGGCTCAGCCGGTCGAAGACGAAAATGATAATGCGGTATCAGCAGGCGAAGGCGCTGATGAACCTCCTGCGCAAACAACTGCCGTGAACATGAGAGAAATACTGGCTGAACGCTGCCCGGTTCTTACCGCCGAAGTGCTGAAAAGCCAGGTTTCCGAGAGTGCTCATAGCGATGAAGAGGAAGAGGCTGAACAAGCAGCGCCAGCATGGCCGGAGTATTTCGAGCCTGGTCGATATGAAGGCGTGCCAAATGAGGTCTACCACGCCGCTAACGGCATCAGCTCCACGATGGTTAAAGATGCCCGGGTATCGCTGATGTATTTCGAGGCGCGCCACGTATCCAAAACCATCCAGAAGGTACGCTCCCCTGTTCTGGATATGGGCAACCTGGTGCATGCACTGGCGCTGCAGCCTGAGCAGCTGGAAAAAGAATTCAGCATCGAGCCGGAAATCCCGGAAGGCGCCTTCACCACGACTGCGACGATCCGCGCGTATATCGACGAATACAACAACGGGCTACCGCCGCTGTTGAGTGCTGACGACATCAAGGCGCTGCTGGAGGCGCACAACGCCAGCCTGATCGCCCCCCTCAGCACCGATGAGATCAAAGCACTCATTGAAGAACACAACGCTAGTCTGCCAGCGCAGACCGCTCTGGGGAACGATATCAACGAAACAGGACAGAGCTACATGTCTCTGCCAGTTGATTTCCAGCGCATTGAAGAAGGCCAGAAACAGACCGCATCTGCAATGAAAGCCTGTATCAAGGAATTTAACGCCACCCTGCCGCCACAGCTCAAAACCAGTGGCAGCCGGGAAACGCTGATGGAAACTCTGGCAATCATTAATCCGGATCTGGTTGCTCAGGAAATGCAGAAGCCCTCACCAGTTAAAACCAGCGGAAGTCGTGATGCCATTCTGGAGCAACTGGCGATTATCAATCCTGACATGGTTGCTCAGGAAGCGCAGAAGTCGCAGCCGCTGAAAGTATCAGGTACTAAGGCGGATCTGATTCAGGCCGTGAAATCGGTTAAACCGGATGCCGTGTTTGCCGATGAGTTACTGGATGCATGGCGCGAAAACCCGGAAGGAAAAGTGCTGGTTACCCGCCAGCAGCTGGCTACGGCACTGGCCATTCAAAAAGCACTGTTGAATCACCCGACCGCCGGCAAGTTGTTGACGCACCCGAGCCGTGCCGTCGAGGTGAGTTATTTCGGCATTGATGAGGAAACCGGGCTGGAAGTTCGCGTGCGTCCTGACCTTGAGATAGACATGGGCGGCCTGCGCATCGGTGCAGACCTTAAAACCATCAGCATGTGGAACATCAAGCAGGAAGGCCTACGCGCGAAACTGCACCGGGAAATCATCGAGCGCGATTACCACCTGAGCGCGGCTATGTACTGCGAAACCGCAGCCCTTGACCAGTTCTTCTGGATATTCGTCAACAAAGACGAGAACTACCACTGGATCGCCATCATCGAGGCATCCGAAGAACTACTGGAACTCGGCATGTTGGAATACCGCAAAGCTATGCGCGCCATTGCGAACGGTTTCGACACTGGCGAATGGCCGGCGCCAATCACTGAGGATTACGCCGAAGAACTCAACGATTTTGATTTGCGCCGTCTCGAAGCGCTGCGCGTACAGGCATAAGGGGATATGACGATGGAAAACACCAATATTGTTACCACTGAGCAACAGGCTCCAAATACCATTTCTGCCAGTAACGCCATCTTCAACGTGCAGGCGCTCGGCCAGCTAACGGCATTTGCAAACCTGATGGCAGATTCTCAGGTGACGGTACCTGCACACCTCGCGGGTAAACCAGCCGATTGCATGGCGATCGTTATGCAGGCAATGCAATGGGGCATGAATCCCTACGCAGTAGCGCAAAAAACGCATCTGGTAAACGGCGTGCTCGGATATGAAGCCCAGCTCGTCAACGCGGTAATCGCCAGTTCCAGCGCTATTAACGGTCGATTTCACTATCGTTACGGCGGCGACTGGGAACGTTGCACAAGGACGCAGGAAATTACCAGGGAAAAACACGGTAAAAATGGGAAATACAGCGTTACAGAACGGGTGCGCGGCTGGACTGATGAAGACGAAATCGGGTTATTCGTCCAGGTCGGCGCGATTCTGCGCGGTGAATCAGAAATCACCTGGGGGGAGCCACTTTATCTCTCTGGAGTAGTCACACGTAATTCTCCTTTGTGGGTTTCTAACCCGAAACAGCAAATCGCTTATCTGGGCGTCAAATACTGGGCGCGGCTGTATTGCCCGGAAGTCATCCTGGGTGTTTACAGCCCGGATGAAGTTGAACAAAGACCCGAGCGAGAAATAAACCCGGCGCCGGCGCAAAGAATATCTGTGGCAGAGATCACCAGCGGAACAGACATCACCACCAGCGCGCAGGATTCAGCTCTCAATATTGATTCCCTGGCAGATGATTTCCGTGACCGCATTGAGCGCGCCGAATCGGTCGATGCAGCAAAAGCCATCAGGGCAGATCTGGATAAAGAGAAAGCTGTTTTGGGCACTGTTCTTTTCACCGAGCTGAAAGGTAAAGCCGTGCAGCGTTATTTCATGGTTGACGCCCGAAACAAAGTTGAGGCCGCGATCAACTCTCTACCTAATCCCGGAGAACCGGAAGCCGTCGAACTGTTCGCTAAAGCTGAAGGCATTCTCAACGGCGCGAAACGCCACCTCGGTGATGAACTGTATGACCAGTTCCGCATCACCCTGGACGACATGAAACCGGAATACGTGGGCTAACCAGATTGGGAGGGGAAACTCTCCCGATAAAGGAATGTATATGCGATTGATTAACCGAAGCAGACACTCCCCTCTGGGCCGCCAGGCATGCGATGCCGCGCTGGCAAAACATGTTGAGCTTTATGGCGATTATGGCCGGCAGAAAATGAAGCGGACCTATACCGTCGTGGTTCAGGGCACAAAAATCACTGTTGAGGTCGTTAATAGGAATTGCAGCTACGTGGCCACGGCCATGAACTGCGCCCGGCGGCTCCGGCATTTACCCGGTCAGGTTTCCTGATATCGGAATATCACCCTATCGGGCTTTGATGGCTCATATTAATCAAACTGGAGGTTTACATGGGACAGCTCGTTAGCTTAGAAGACTGGGCTTCCGGTCCTAATGGGTTTAAGCATCCGCCATCCAGAGCGTCGTTGCACAGAATTGCAAAAACGGGACAAACGATCCCGAGGGCGCTAAAGCTTGGTCGGCGATGGGTTATAGATGAAGATGCAAAATTCATAGGCTTAATCACATCGCCGGTTCTACCACCCCGCATGCCGAAAGCGGTTAAAACGCTAATGGAGCGAGTAATTAATGGCAGCCAGACCACGTGATCACAAAGTTAATATTCCAAATCTTTATTGCAAATTGGATAAACGTAACAGCAAAATTTACTGGCAATACCGGCACCCCTTAACCGGTCAGTTTATCGGGTTTGGCACTGATCAGGATGCGGCCAGTCAGGCCGCAACTGAACTTAATCGCCTGCTGGCACAACAGGAAACGGCTCAGTCGTTTGCCCTTATAGATATGGTGAATCATAAAAAGATTAATTCAAAAAAATCCATACGGATGCGGGTATGGATAGACCGTTATCTAAAGATTCAAGAGGAGCGACTCAGTGATAACGAAATAAAAATTAATACGCTCAAATCGAGAAAGACATGCGTCGGTGTTCTTGCACAACGGATGCCTGATGTTGGGATACAGGAAGTAACCACGAAAATGCTTGCAGCCATTACCGACGAATATAAAGCCAAAGGTAAAGCACGAATGGCACAAACGCTTCGTAGCGTCTGGATCGATTTGTTCAGGGAAGCACAACATGCGGGCGAAGTTGAGCCAGGATACAACCCGGCACTAGCTACCAGAAAAGTCGTTGCTCGGGTAAACCGCTCTCGACTGAATTTTGAAATGTGGCAAGCGATCTTTGAAGCCGCCAGCGATATGGCTCCTTACGTTCAAAACTCCATGCTGTTGGCGATAGTCACCGGACAAAGGCGCGGTGATCTCGCCAAAATGAAGTTCTCAGATGTTTGGGATGGATACCTGCACGTTAAACAGCTAAAGACAGGTGCGAAACTTGCTATTCCACTCAGTTTGCGCAGTGAGGTGCTGGACATTAGCCTGGCACAAGTGATCAAGCGCTGTAGGGATCGGGTTGTTAGCCCGTGGCTTCTTCACCACGTAACATCCAGCGGGAAAGTAAAAGCCGGCGATCAGGTTGGCGAGAACAGCCTTAGCGTTTCCTTCAAACTCGCAGTGGATAGCACTAACCTTTCCATTGAAAGAGGGAAAACAATGCCTACTTTCCATGAGCAGCGCTCACTGTCCGAACGTCTGTATGAGGCACAGGGAATCAATACCCAACAGCTGTTAGGACACTCATCAGAAAAAATGACAGCACAGTATCACAACGATCGGGGTCTCGATTGGGTGAAAGTAAAGGTGTAGCTACGTGAAAAATTGGGCCGTACCCCCATGCAAATTTAGCAAAATTTAAAGATTCATTTTGGGGAAAAGTTTTGGAGGGATTTTGGGGAAGGAAAAATCGAAAAAAAACCGGGCATCGCGCCCGGTTATCTTGTCAGCCCGAAATGGCC